GCCATCAGACACAACTTTAAATCTACTGGTTTGTTCTTCTAATGGTAAATATTTATCACCACAATAGACAATCAGAGCTCGTGTTATTGTTCTGGTGTAATAATCTATGCGTTCGATATGTGTGTATTCTCCCTTACTACCAAATTTTCTAGTGATACGTTTAATCTCTGTATCGTATTGAAATATTTGTATATCGATATATACTTTCCTATTCGGATACGTGATACTTATCCAGTGATTAGAAACCACGCGTAAACTATATAACATACCACCTACATCATGCACTTTTAGCAATATTGACATCGGTGGAAATGTTGATTCGCCATTATACGTAAATGAATATTTGCGCTTCCAGTCGCGATTATGAAGTTGCTTGCGAAGTGTCCTATTACAACATACCAAGCCGCGATACGCGCCCAAAGCATGCTCTGCAATTGATTTATACATATCGACAGGTAAAACGCCGTTATTGTTGGTGTTTAAGTATCCATTATTTAAATTCATATTCATAGTCACATTCATAATCACATACAACAATAATCAAAAAATAAAACTATTCATTTTTTGATGTATTTTTACATACTTTTACATATTTTTATTTACACCACGCGCAAGATCTTGCATTTCTGTTTTTGGCCAAAATTTAGCCAACGCCAATAAAATATTGGAATTATATCTAGCATCGCGAATGTGTTTAGTAAAATAATGACCATAGTATTCGTATCCATTACTACCAAACACTATCTTACCGCTATAAGGAAATTTGTTTAAAGTATCATATTCTAATTCATGTAAATCCCATTTTTTGTAGTCGGGAGTGGTGCCACAACCACTACCATGAACATTATAATAAAGTTTACCATCTCCTCTACCTAAAGCAAACATCCAGCGAATTGTGTTGTCGAATTTATCAACACTAGGGTATGTATCTTCTGTGATCACCATATAACTAATGTATTTATTGTTAACACTACGATCGGTTTGTTTAACTGCTTCAGGTGTAAATACTAATGTTGGTAATATCTTACTGTCGTGAAATCCATTATCATCCGTAAAAACAAAACCATTTTTATCAGCAATATCAACACTCACAGGTGTATATCCGTTACCTACAGTAGACATTTTGCGCCAGTTGACCAACTATCTAGTTACTTACTTTATAACGCCGTAAATTATATAATTAATTACATCAAATCTACAACATAAAAAATAAAATTTTTGTTTACAACACCATAAACCTAATTTGTAATTAATTTAATCTCAACCAACTCATTCTCACGCGGATCGTATATATCAACGGAATGTAAACTTTTGTCATACCTTTGCATCATTGTGATGATTTCTTGTAAACATCGTTCACCTTGATCAAGCGCTAATAAGTGGTTTGTATCGATTGAACCCATTTTTTTACGCATAACAACGCCATTAGTGTCGATATCCAACCAACTTGTGGCACCATAAAGCTTCTCTGTGTTGCCCATAACAGCAGTTACAAATCTGTCAATTTTAGCCACTCTATTGTCATTATCTTTGTCGTTGTTGTTGTCATTATCAACATCACCAAATGTAGTGGACCATATATGTATAAAACCACGCAACATTGAAGTGTTGTATGTTTCAAATGACACTACATATCCACTACTATAGATATTTAAATCATGGTTATGCGCATGTTTGGCCGCTCCCGCAAGAGCTGCGATATTAAATAACTTTGTATCACATTTTGGATTATTAAACAACCCCAAAGTGTCATCTCCCACATTACCAACAGTGTGCTTGATTGGTAACGCAATACGTCCTACTCTAGCAACATGACCCCTTGCCCTAAGTGACTTTAAAATACCATTAACCAACATTTCTTTTTCTATTATGATAACTAAATAACTAAATAACTAAACAACTAACAATAAATTCATTTTTTTAATTTGTAGTGACTCGTTTCACTCGTCCCAACAAATACTCGGCTTCCACGCGTTTGCTTCGTCCTTCGGACTCGAAAGCCCCGCGTCACCCTCGATATTCTAGCATAATATCTGATATCATAAGTAGACAGGAGTCACCTTAAATATCGAGGGTGACGCGGGGCTTTCGAGTCCGAAGGACGAAGAAAACACGTTGCGGAGCAACGGGCCCTAGGCCTTCGGCCGTGGGGTCCCGTGGAGGCCGAGTATTTGTGGGGCGGAGCGTAGCAACGCACCCATCAAATCAAAAATTGAATTTACGGCCTGGGATGTATTACAGCGTTCCTTTTGATCATATAATCTCAAATGTCACAGGTAGTTAATTCAACTCAATACTCCCCGGGCCAAACACTAATCGATTACGCTACTGGCGTTATTACGACGGTTAAATCGGTAGTTGAGTTGATGAAACAATCTGAACACAAGCATCACAGAATGGCCGTTTATGGTGCCATTATGTGTGATAATATTAATGCCATCAAGGCTATTGTCCCATTAACTACCCAGGACAATCAAATCCCAGCGTTAGAATGTTGCTTATTAACGTCTAATGCTCAATCCACGCAGGCGCTACCCGATATCCTCAAAGTAGATGCAACTTCAAGCATCACAATGATTTGCGTAGAATACGACGCAATCGCATGCTTTAAATATCTTCATTCTTTTACAAATGAAGAAACCAATGACATCATCAACAAAGCAATCAAATACGGCGCGCAAAAGATTCTCACTTTTCTTGCTTCGCGACCCGAACTTACAGAAAGAATAATTGATGAAGCAAAAAAATACGGTCTTGGTATTAGAATTTACCCATTGTAATTCACATGTTAAAAAATTAGAATGTATATATTGAAAATGATATGTATACCATCTCAATGTAATACATATACTTACTATCTCATTACACTCATTCAAAAAATTAGTCTGATTTATTGATTAAATCATCCAAATCAAACAATTATTTTTTTGCATTTTGTTGTTGCTGGTGCACTTGCTGCTTAACGGCAAGTTGTGCAATATGCGTTGGAGTTTGTCTGTGACGTTGTATATTTCCTCGTTTTACCATTCTACCACATTCGCATCGGATGTTACCATTTGCGTCAATTACATCGTTGTTTACCGGTTGATTAACCGGTATATTAACTGGTATATTAACAGGTATATTAACAGGTTGATTAATCTGTTCTCCAATTACATAATCTTCTTCAACAGTTTCTTCGATTTGCCCATATGTTATCTTACTGCGCCCGGTTGCAACATCGTTGTTTATTGTAATTGATGTTCCTAGAGCCATTTGTAAAACATCGATATGCGAAATAATAAACATAAATCGGTAATTACCACTCACTGCATGTAATAATTCACCTATACGCGCGGCATTTGCTGTGTCGAGGCACCCAAAGCCCTCATCAATAAACACAAAGTCGGCGCTAGACGGCAATGTTGCGGCCAAGGATAATCTATACGCTAGCATAATAACAAACTTTTGATAACCACTTGCTAATTCAACACTCAAACCATGCTTCTTGACATTTTCGTGCTTGCTAGTGTCCGTATAACGTTCGCGAATGTAAAAGTCAATCTTGTCATCTTCAACGCGCGCTTTTACACTAAAATCACTTATTTCACGTAACAATTCATTAACTTTGATAGTCAATGCTTTAATACTTTCTTGCATTAATCTGCAAGGTAACCCACTTTTGACATCTAATGACTTAATATATTCATTAATAGCAGTAATACGTTCGTTAATTGGGTTTAATTTTGCAGTCAATTCGGCTCGCTTGGCGATATTGGACCCGCACACATCCACTAACTTCTTTTTTGTTTCCAATTCACACATCATATCGACAAGTTCACGCTGCATCAGCACGCATCTTTTATCTAATTCACTAGCGCGTTTAATCACGTCATCAGTGTGATCACTACTGTCAACACCTGATAAATTGGCCAAATCTTCCTTATACATGCGAATATAATTACCACATTGCACCACTTCCAACTTTAATGCGTCAATCTTTGAAGTTATATAATAGTTTAATTTATTATATCCGGTTGTAATATCCTCGAGAACGCTTTTTGCTTTAAATACAGCAACTGCTTGAGCAGGTGTTAGGCCGCCAAATTCACGCGCGTAAACGAGCTCCTCTCTACGTTCACTAATTCTAGCTCTTATTCCAAGTTGTTCATTTGCTTCCTTAAGCTCTTGTTCAAGTTTAGCAATATCAGCATTAAGTCCCTGGCAAATGTTGTCAATGCCAACATTGTGTGAATTGATCAAAATGTTGTTTTTATTGGCTATTTCAAGTTCGGTTTGTATTTGTGCTATATTTACACGTTTGTGGTATTCTTCTCGATTATTCATGCAATCTGTGCAATCGGGATTAAATGTATAAACACTACGTATAGCATTTATACGATCATTGATTACACCAGTATCAATTAATGGTTTCTTTTTTCCAACTTCGGCCTTTATTCTGTCATTTAATTTGCCGATTTTTAAGTTGCAATTCGCAATTATATCCGTTAATTCAACGTTGGTTGCATTGTTTAAGCTCCTTTGCGCAATTAATGCGTTTAATTCAGCTTCAACAATGGCGCAATCGCGCACAGGCAACACATGCGGTAAGGCCTGTGATTTAACCACCAATAAGCACCTATTAGCCAATTCAGTTGGTGATGCCCATTTTGTTTGCGACAACAGTTGGTTAAATTTACCAACAGCGGCATCAATTTGGGTAATAATATTTCTTGGAGTATTACCACTCAGATCTACTTTATACTTGTCGCTAAACGTCAACTCTACAGCATACTTTGCGCAATTGGCAGTAAGCGTAGTGCGATTGTTTTCCAAATTACTCAATTCAGTATTTAATGTCACTAGATTGTCTGTTAAATTGGTAATTTTTGTTTTTAAGTCTCCCACTTGCTTAAATGACGCCATTAGGACGCTAACTTCCTTGTTTTCTCTCATCGCGTTATTTAATCTGGCCTCGCAACTATTTATTTTAATCACAAGTTCACCAATCTCATCATTTAGCACTTTGATCTGATCTTCATTAACTTCAGGAGGCATTTCTGCATTTATCACAGCCAATTCCTTGTTTAATTCATTTAATTTTGCTTTGGCTTTATCAGCAATGTCCTTTAATTGATCCAGACCCAATAATCTGCTCAATACTTTTTTACGATCAGTATTTTTCATTCTAATAAGATCATCAGTATAAGATTCTTGAACCTGCATACTTGTTGCAAGAAATTCGCGCAAACCGCCGATTAAATTGCGAACTTTATCATAAGTTGCAACCGCATCCACGCCTGTTGCATCAACCCATTTAGGGATTTGGTGTGTTTCAACTCCTGCAACTACAACAGGCTCCATTCTACGTTCCCATAATTTTACTTGTTGGCGGTTGCGGTCAAATTCTTTTTTCAACTTCCACATAACACCATTTACGACAAATTTAATGGTTATAAAAGCATTAGTGGAATGAGAATTTATAGCGTCAACACGATTCGCGCGTAAGGTTGTATTAAACAACGCCAATACGATGATATCAAGTATACTTGATTTACCCATGCGATTATTGGCTATAACACCGCATACACCGCGTAGATTTTTGAAATCAATTACATTTCCATCACCATATCTAAACAACCCACTAAAACGTAGTTTGTAAATTGACCACGTTGTGTGCTTGTGTGCAATCTCACAACTAGCATGAATGTCCCAGATGTATTCAAACATCTCGCGTGTAAGCTTGCCTTTGCCTGTATTATTACCATCATAACCACACAACAACAATTCTTCAAGAATCGCACGGTGTGTGTTTTTGTCCATATTTGTTGCATATTGTTCAGGCGCTGTTATGGTATTGTTTGCGACAACTACGTCCATGGGCGCTACGACCATATTGGCTGTAGTGGTTGTAGTGGTTGTAGTGGTTGTATTGACCGTGTTATTAGGTGGTGTGTTCACGGCAAGTGTTTTCATATCATCACCATTTGGTTTTCCTCCAACGACGGTATCAATACGTTTAATATTATCAACATTACCGACAATTTCTGTAATTTCGGGCAACCATAATCCATCCTTTGTATAAGTATCAGTAATTACTGTAATGGCGTAGGTTTGAGCAAAGTCTGGATCACGTGCATTTTTTAATGTTTCCAACATCGCGACAAGGCGCGCCTTGTAGCCATCGCTTATAGGGTCGCCTAATGGCCTAATGTCGATTGTTAAAAAGCCAGCTGGATTCATCAAACGCTTAAATATCCATTCATTGCGTTCCAAATTCCACACTACCACGCCTTTGTGTCGGCTTTCACCACGGTTTTGTTGAATCATGCTGCCGCAATAAACGGCTTTTGGAACACTAGGTATACTCATATGTTCATGTATATCACCCAATATAGCACGATGGCAACTACCAAGGGCCTTGCGAGACATTCTGGTATCGTTTTCAATATGTGCGCCAAATTTGACACCATCAACAACACCATGATACAATAAAGTATACTTTGGGTGGGCGGCGTATACTTGCGCAGTTAACTTTTCAATCTCTTCACGTCCACGTGTATCATACACACTAATATGCAACATTACGTGAGTATTGTTTATAATCAACAGCTCAGTATTTTTGGAATAGTATACATTTGAGTATAAAGCCTTACCATCACCATTTACACGATTCAACAATGGCGCGATCAAACACCCAACATCATGGTTGTTCATTACAACATCATGGTTACCGGGTATTATCAATACAGGTGTGTCTGCAATCAGCTCCATTAGGTAGTTAAACAACTCAATGCAACTAGCAGATACTCGATTTTTGTGATGAAATATATCGCCTGCAATCACAATCATGGTCTTGGATCTAAGCCCAGGTGTATCTATGAGTCGTCTTAACTCACCCATAACGCGCTTATATTCCTCCCTACGATCATAACTAAGGCTCACATTACTACTACCGATATGAATATCAGCTGTATGAATAATGTATTCAATTGATGTTTGGTTACCCACAAGTGGAAAATTCACCACTTTTGGAATCATCACCATATCAGTATTGGCATTCATTTTGTCGCGTGTTGATATACGTTATTATTTACTACTTAATAATTATACCTTATTAACTTGTAAAATAAAATTGAATCTATGTGTATATCAACACAAGAAATATTCAATTTATACACATGAACATATACCTAGCAATCGCAAACGGCATACTTTGTGCTGAACTTATGTGCATGATTGGGCGTAGTAATTTTGTTGCCTTGGGCAAGATAGCCTCCACTTGTCATTATTACAACAAAATACTATATACTGATCTAAAACATACTCGTGTTTTAGTTAGAAAAAAGCACATTAAACTCATACCGGGCAACATAGAGCCTAATTTCATTAAAGAAGTAATTTGGTATACTCTACCAAATGGTAAAGTTGATGGTAATTATGTTGAATACTGGGCGCATAAACGTCGGCGTATGCATGCGAGCAACAAGCGACCGCAGAAAAGATCCTATTATATATGTGCAAAATACGCAAACGGCCAACGTGATGGTTTATTTATATCCTATAACAGAAAGAATTTAAAGTTAGCACTAGTCCATTATTCAAACGGTGTAATAGTTGGAATATGCAAGTATGTAATTAGATTAGCAGACCACACACTAGTAAATGGTGTATTATACCAAAATGTCATGAATGTATGGTATGATACAACCACACGTTTTAAAGTTGAGTTTTTATATGCTCATGGTGAACTTATAGGCGTCAAATTACGGCGCAATGTTGACATTAGGGATATTCACGCCGAATCATATAATATACTTACACCATCAATAGTAATCACTTAGTGATTCACTCCGTGAATACTCGGTCTCCATGTGTTTTCTTCGGCCAAAGGCCTCGAAAGCCCCATGTCACCCTCGGTATTTTTTGAAACCTAAATGGTGACTTATGTTGACTTATGTTGACTTATGTTGACTTATGTAAGCGGAATGGCACAAAAAATACCGAGGGTGACATGGGGCTTTCGAGGCCTTTGGCCGAAGAAAACACATGGAGGCCGAGCATTTGCAAGACCGCAAGGTCGCAGCAAATAAATTGAATATCTATTTGTAATAACATATATGTTGTTGGTGAGTTTAATTAAATGAGTGGTGTGGATGTTTTTATGGAAATGATGGAAGCAATAAAATTAATTAATACACAACCTATAATACCTGCAAAGACCGATAAAATTATATATGATGTGCTTTATACAGCAAGCATCAAGGAAACTTTACTGTCGCAACAAACAGAATCAAAGTGTCGAATAGTTGCATATGATGACCCTATTGAAGCGGTTAAACATTTTTATCAGCTACCACGTTGCACTTTATTTACACTAAGGGTTGAAGATGGGTGGAGTGTTGACTCAGCACAATCACGCAAAGTGTATACTTACATAGGCCCTGGTAATATGTTATCAGTGGTGCAAAAAATAACACTTTGTCCCACTAATTATTTAAATGATTGGGTTGATATGAATTATTTAGCTAATACTAAACTAAGTTAAACTTAATTTAATAAATTACTCACCGATATGTTCATACACAAACTCACCAATAACAATTTTTTTGACAAATTTGTCAACCATATCTTCGACAGAATCGTTGACATCTGCGTCTTCTCTAAACGCGAATATAGCCGCGTGTGTATCATTTGATTTTAATTTTTTTGCGCGAATAATTCTATTTAACATTGGTGTGTTGACATCCAAAGATAATATAAACTTGTTATAAGCTGTTTTTGCGCCACTTTTTAATCTAAATATGTGGTGGCCGGATTTGCAATTTTTTTGCTTAACAGAGCATATAAATTCACCCGTGCGTGCTCTTGCAACGTTGAATTTTTTATGTATCGGTTGAAGCAACTTTTCCGACAATGTAATCGTTGAACGCATTGCAGCGATACAACTTGCGCATGTGGAACCTTGTAAACGCATCAATGTGTGTTTATTGATTGTCGTTGCACCCAATATCGTATAACAACCACAATGGTCACATTCACCATAGCGTTTAATCTCAATACCGGCCCCACGAGCGCAATCAATGCAAATATCAGGTTGTAGATACGGATTTGCACACAATGCTTCAAAGTTAGAATATTGCGTGGCTCTTGATTTGCAATTCCCCAACTTGCAATAAATCATATATTGTATCTTTGCATAAATATTACGATTGTGTGCCGAATGATACAAGCAAACACTTGCTTCGCTATCATAGAATCCTAAACTCGCGGCAATGTTGCAATTTGGAAACATACAGCATGTGGCACTATTGCTATTATTTTTTAAACCTCCGATACCATTGATTCCAATACCATGCATTCTACACCTTGAACTATCGACAGCTGCAACATTATTGCAACCAGGTATCGCACAAAGCACACCTTTTGGTTTAATATCGCCAGGTTTTTTATGCAACACACATCTAACAGGTTGTTTATCAGGTCTACCATGCGAAGGGATATTTAAACAACTCACCGATTCGCAACGAACAAAGCAACAAAACACCATATCAGATATCTTGTGTGTTGGACACTTAATAGGTATTCCCCAACCGTGTGTGGCTATCGCGGCGCACGTAACCATCACGCACGCGTCTTTACATGCTGTAACACTAATACTATTTCCTTCCTCACTAAAACCGCATCTAATGCAATATTTATGGTTGCATCTAAGATCCACAAAGTCAAACTTCGCATTGACTTGATTGTCAGCTTCACCGGCGTTAATAGCGTATGTTTGCATTATTTTGCAAAGGAGATATCAACCAAATTACACTTTTGACGATAAAATATTCAATTTTAATTGCGCCAGGCCTTTGGCCTTTACGCAATTCTCGGTCTCCACGCGTTTTACTTCGCCTTCGGCTCGTAAAGCCTCGCGTCACCCTCGACATTTAAGTTAACATAAGCCAGCTAAAAGGTATCGGGTAATATACTCAATGTCGAGGGTGACGCGAGGCTTTACGAGCCGAAGGCGAAGTAAAACGCGTGGAGACCGAGAATTTGCAAGGCGGAGCGTAGCAAAGCCGATGCAAATTTATGTTAAAGGTAAAAATTGAATACGTTATCAGGGAATACATTAATACATTTTACGTAGCTTAACATTACCTACTCATATAATGGCCTACACGTTCAAGAACCTCGTTACTGATTTTTCCCGTAGCTTGATCACTGAAACTGTTGGTTATAGCACTCCGTTAAATCGAATTACAACGGCAACTGCGCCAAATGTAATTTCATACGCGATGGGTAAGTTTCAGCAATTAAATGCGGGTCGAAAGTTCATTAAACTAAGTTATACAACTTCACAAGGTGCTTATAATTACTATTACAGTAGCGTTGCAAAGTTTCTAATCACTAGCGGTGTTGTTAAATCCAATTATGAGTTGGTAATGACTCGTTGGTTGTCATCAAAAGAAATTGACAATTATAAACGAGCTGGCAAGTATACGGCAAATAACGACATGCCTGAGGTAGGTGAAGGTAGTTATAACCTCGTGTATGAAGGCTCTAAGATCACCGTCGAGTCGATTAAAACAACTCGACCAAATACATACGGCGGCGGTAATGTAACTTCCAGCATATTTAAAGTATATGGAAATGAGGAAGTTTGCAAAAGATTTATCTTTCATTGCTATGAACTACAAATTAATTCAATGCGTGATATCGCAACATACTCATGGGGTCATAAATGGATGGAACAAAAACTCTACAATTGCAAAACATTCGAGAACTTATTCCTTGATGCTACCTTTAAGCAAAGTATTATTGACGATCTCAATAAATTCCGCGATAGTGAAGAAAAATACGCAAAACTTGGCCTTTGCTGGAAGCGTGGTTACCTGTTCTATGGTAAACCAGGTTGCGGCAAAACGTCCACTATTTATGCAATTGCAAGATATCTCAAGTATAATATTTATCGTATTAATAAATCAAGTATTCAATCGGCGTCTAGTTTCCGTTCTGCGTGCAATGCCGTTGGCGTTAAGTCGCTTGTCGTAATTGATGAAGTTGACCAAAACATTGATGTTGTTGATAAAACACTCAAGATTGATATTAGTTACGAAGAACTCAAGAACATTATTGTTGAGATTTTGACGACTCAATCTGATATTATTTACGGTGAAATTAACAATTCAATCAGCGATTTACCTGATATACCACAAGGCATCAATGAAATGATGATAAACGATATCGCTGCAAATAATCGGTCGACTGCATCAAAAATCGCCAATGTAATATTGGAAATTGAGGCAGCTGGCAATGCCGCTTATCTCCGCAACAAGATGTTGGTATTTGCGGGTGGCAAACTACTTTCACATGCTAAATTGGCAGCCGCAGGTGATACAACTCCATTGCGCGAATTCCTTTGGCGCTTTGTGTTGTCGCACAAGCCAGAATTAAGCCAACGTGCTACTGTTCACACGTCAACTACAAATGGAATCGGTTTAGGAGATCTTTTGGAAATTCTTGACGGCAATGAATATCTTTATGGATGCATTGTTGTCCTTACAAGCAACTTCCCCGAACGTATCGCTGGCGCTTTATTGCGACCTGGACGTGTTGACAAGATCATGGAATTTGGACTTGCAAATGCTGATATCATCAACGAAATCGCGCGTGAATTTGCCGGCAAGGACCTTAAATTAAACATTCCCGACGGCTTTAAATGCAGCCAAGCTGAGATTATTGGCCTTATCACACATTACATCAACGATGCCGAAAAGATAACAGAAATTATCAACAATTTCTGCAATAGTGTCAAATTACCTGAGTGCGCGCTTGGTCGAGAAACCAAAGCCGACGCGAAACCAAAGCCCGCCACAACAGGTCAATCAGCAGGCGGATTATTGGACAAAATGGTTCCTTTGGCCGCAACAAACACTTTGGGTGAAAACACGTTAGGTGAAAATACGTTAGGTGAAAATACGTTAGGTGAAAATACTACTATCGAGATCGCACCAATGTCCACGGGCGAAATCGAATTAACAACAGGAAGTGATATACAAGTATATGGCGGCCACTCTGATTCATTTGAAGGCGTAATTGCTGATTCAGTAGACTTCACAGGCCTACTACGTCCTTCACTCGATTATTACGAATCGACTAATTTGGCCGATACAGACCCTAATGCATTCTATGGCTATACATCCGATCCTAATGATAACGGCACTGACGATAGCGGCTATGACACTATGGAAGATCTACAACGTATGGATGATTTTAATTAAAATGCTAATACGCAAAAACACTTCAATACAAACATAAAATTGAAATTTTTTTTCATTATTATTACAAAACCACTCATAAAACAACACAGTTTTATACCTCCTTATTATCCGCAATGAAGCAATCGGCAATCGGCAACAACTATACATGTGTTGCCTATAGTTCACTTAGTTTAACTGATGCAACTGATCATAACTGCTCTGTTATGGCCACAATGGCGCCAAGTGGAATCGCAATGCCGACACATTGCGCGAGCCATGCGCGCACGCTCAAAGGTATGTATAGACCAGCGGTTAAACTAACGTGCATTATGCCGAATTGTAACAATCACAACCCTGTGTATGGTATGGTCAACACAACAGCTTCATTATGTGAAAGCTGTTACAACAAAACAGCAGCTAATACCCCAAATACATTGATTGTCGACACGAGAATGTATTGTAGAATCTCCAACTGCCGCATGTTGGCGACTCATGGAGCTGGTGGTGACGTCCGACCTTGGATATGCGCCAAACATGCAACCACGCTCATGTTTGCTTGTTCCATAGTTTACAAAAGCAAATGTGTCACTTGTCCACAACATGCTGTGTATTACACCGATTCGGGATTAAAAACATGTGGTTTTCACCACACACTGCTCACAAATATCCCAGGTGGTAACAACCCCAAACCAATAACAGAATGTCAGTTGTTTTACTGCACCAATATCGTTAACCGTGAAAACGCTTTAGGTGAATCACATCACAGTTTATGTTGTGACCATATCGAATTAGCACCTAGCATTAAATTGTGCGATGTGTCACCATGCCGCAATTATGCAACTGTTAAAGTTGACGGTAGAGATGTTTGTGATAATCACCTACCTGTCAATTATACGCTATCGACAACGCCACATATTGCTGATCCAAATTTAACCAAAAGTGAGAACTTACAGCGCCACCAGATAAGCACATTGATCAATAACTTACCGAGAACATTGGATCACGCTAGTATCACTGATGTTGTAAACAAGTTAATGTCAGTCACACCACCCAAAAATACGCAACTTACAGGAACAAAACGATCAATATCTCAAGTTGAAGCTGTAGCGTCACCAATGGTGTCCCCTGTTACAACATCACCACCTACACCGATGCCAATGCAAAGCCCGACATGTGATTCATCAATAGTTAATACAAAACGCCAAAAAATATCACATGAACCTAGCGTCGAGTGTGTTGCGACACCTAATTACACCCCTAATTACACACCTAATTACACACCTAATTACACACCTAATTACACTCCTAATTACACAAGTTACGATTCAAGTGAATACTCAGATGTCTTGCAATCAAATCAACTATCACCAGTATCTTATTCGCCAGCATGTGATTTAAGTTCATATGATGAGTATAACAAATATTCACCAACGTTAGAACGACCCGATGACCCATGCGTGCAAAACAGTTACATTGTTACCGCCGTTTTAAATAATTACAAACTCGAATATGTGTATCACTCAACCACTAAAGTATATCAGGTTAACGCATACATACCGATGTTTATTTCTATTGATCCAGAATGTCCATTCGAGATTTCACCTTCCCCATGCGTGATAATTAAAATCTACTCAACAACTACAATGGATACTTTGATGGAGTTGTTTGATTGCATACACACTAGCTATAGCCAACCTCACCGTCCACGTATCTGCGAGTATGTGATTTAAGTATTAAAAAAAATACAACAATAATTTATTTTTTTGCGTTTTGATTATTGTAATATTCTGATTCGAAACAAAATTCTCGTGGTCGTGGGCAAAAGCCAGCATTTACATATTCGATTGGGCGCAAAGGTGCATGTGGTCTTACCACTTTGAATTTCATTATGCTAACACACTGATTCCTATAAATGTATATATCGTCACCTTGATTCATCACAATAGCTGGATTTTTAACCTCATATTTTTCATCTTGAAATCTATCAAGATCGACACTTTGCAACAATTCATCCATTGTTGTTTCGTAATATTGAACATTACCGTTGGTTAACTCAACCATCAATAATTTTTGTGTTGCATTATAGACCCATTTATAATCATAATATGCACCGTTGGTGATCATTTTTGTAGATACATACATCCACAATGGCACAACGTCACATAATACGTTGTTTAAATCGCTTGCAAATTTACCACCATCACTTACAAACACGTCTGTGAACTTCACTAAATTGGCTACTCCACCATGATTGATCCAGAAACAACCGGAATTAATGTATTGTTTGTCTCCGTCAATAAATTCAGCATAATCCGATACAAATCCTACTTTTTGATGTTTTGTATAAATCCGTTCAAATACTTGCACATTTAACATACCGCAAATGCTCTCGCTTTTAGTTGTAACAGCAGGCGAAACAGGAAACAATACGCCGTTGTTATTTAGGAAAAGTGAGCTAATCATTGCACCTAAGTAGATAATAACAAACTACACTAAAAATTCATTTTTTTAATTCGCTGCGCGAATTGTCGGGCTCCACGTGTTTTACTTCGCCTTCGGCTCGTAAAGCCCCGCGTCTCCCTCCGTATTTAAGGTAACTTCAGCTAACATAAGTCGGCTAAAGATATCGGGAAGTTACCTTAAATACGGAGGGTGACGCGGGGCTTTACGAGCCGAAGGCGAAGTAAAACACGTGGAGCCCGACAATTCGCGCAGCGAATTAAAAAAATGAATTTTTAGTGTAGTTGTGTTATACATAATAAATACATATTAACATATATTATAAAATCATATTACAAACCACACTTGCACAAATGGAATCAACTGATAAAACCCTTATTAAAACTGTTGTTAGTGTGCACCCTAATATTGTAAACATTCCGGAATCATGGGTGTGGTTTAATGGTAGTCTTTATACCGAAAATTACAAAGGCTACTGTCCAAACATTAAAAAATCATTTACGCGATTCAACAACGTAGACTATAATGATTTTATAAAAACGGGTGCTATTACCGGTGTAATTACAAATGGTGATTTTGACACCCTAGTTATACCATCCAACTGTTTGGTGGTTATTGGTGAAAATCTCACCCAACATCAAGTGTGTTTCATTTCATCAGCATTGATAAGTATTAATGCCAATGAACCTAATTACAACAGTAGCCATACACTGCGTGCATTAGTAGGTGAGTGTATGAACCGTTTCCCAACCGTAAAGGTAACAAAAAAAGTATTGAAAGCCGAAGTTGCTGAAATCGCAAATAGTGCACTTAACAAGCTTACGGGTTTCGCAATCATTATCAGCTGTTTGGTAATTTTACTTACCAGCTACTACAATGCTTACAAGATCATTACGGGTCGTTAATTATGTTAAATTAATTTAAATTAAACCAACTTACTACGTTTTACATTTTTTTTCAACCCAGTGGTATGTTTGCGTTTTGGCACCTTGGCGCCGCCGTTTGGTTTATAAAATAGGTAACAACATGTTTCCAATTGCATTGCTCTTAATTGAGCCCAGTCTGCGCCTAAGTTATATAATCTTCCATACCACCATCTAACTTTTAGGCAAGTTGCCGCTTCAAGTAATATTTTTCTATTTCCATATGAGATCAAATTAAGATCGTCATCGCTTATATCATTTGAAATACAAACATCGCATAAAAAGCTGAGTAATAATTTACTAAATGTTGTATTTGCTTGATTTAACAACGTCGAATAAAAATTCGGATATGGATGAGGACCGTATTCAATGTATAATTTATATAGATCATTAACAACATAGTCTATATCGGTTGTATGGTTATTTACTATACTCATTACGCTATCTGGAGTTATGGTTAATATGTAATAAAATCGGTATTTGTGTAACTTACTCATGTAATCTAAAGCGCCCGAAAACAATACACTTAAAAAGGCTGCTCTGCGGTGAAATTGCGGCGAATCATATCCCAAAGTTGCCATTAGTGCTGTTGATGTAATTACACAATCGGCAGTGTATTCTGTTGCCGTAATGATTCCTCCAATTACATTATTGCACGTGGCGCTGTCATCAAAAACATTGGCACATCTAACTTGTTCAATATTACTTAAAACTAAATAATGACTATATAAAATATTATATCTAAGTCCACAAACAATCGCAACTTTCTTTAATTCAACGCAAGTATCGTATTTACCTGATTCAATAGCACGTATCATACATAGATAAAATCTTTCTTGGGTCATGGTATAATTACGTAAATGTTCGCATACTGACATGAATAAACCAAAGTCACCATTTGGCGCCGATATGGCCGCGGCCAAGATAGCGTGAGAGTGTCTAAAATAGTAATAGCTGCTCACAGAAGTCAACAAAGTTAAACCTGTGGAGTTAAATCCACGATTAAATAAACTAATAACAATATTGTTAAATGTATCAACTACCGATGTTATCAATCCTATATTTTCCATTAATGTGTTAGTTAATTCAATTTGATTTATTACCGCATTTGTATTTTGTAACCAATGGATAATAGCGCTTACGGGTAATGTTCGCGCTATCACTAACTCCATAATCTCGGTTTGAGAATATAAATAAGTATATTCGGGTAATAACAACAATCGGCTCTTACGCTGCTTTGATTTAATTAATTTTTTAACTTGTTCCACTGATTGACATGTGTTTTTATTGTATAATAACGTATGTAGTGAATTCCAATAATATCTACCTTTGGCCGCTGTCTCAAATTCTAACCTTGGCGCCAAGGTAACAACTAAACCATAATATTCAGCCTCAACCAACTCACGAACTAATCTACATAAATTAACACCTTGTTTATTGACCATATGATTAATACACCGTATGCAACCGATACTAATCGCCTCCGCATGGCAACATGGTAATATTCTATGCGTTTGCCTGTCGCGAGTATTTATTATACTTAGTAGTTCATCTATAGTGGCCTTAAAAGCGCGATTAGTGCACTTTAAAGGATACAAAGTTGCACCATTGCAGTAACTTAAAATCTCCTTTCTTAGTTCTGTTATATCAAATACAGTCACAGCTTCCATTGTGTTATATTAAAAAAATAAATATAATCCCTCGATGATAATTGTATACTATTAATTGCATTCAAAATACTTACCAATTGGTTTATATACACTTTGATATCGGGCCTTGTATGCCCCATATAATGATTCGAAATTTGTTTTATAGTAATCCATAGTTGATACAAATCGTATAACACTGATAGGTATGGGGAACATTACACTACTATTTGGTTCATCTAATTTACCACATATGTATCTAACTGCATTATTAGCATCAATTTCATCATCAACATTGACAGGATATGAATTTAATAGTTTATATACAAGAACCATTTTATCCGCTAGTTGTGTTAGCATATTAATATTCTCAATAAATACTGTTTTTAGCACATTATCAGGCGCCTTAAAGTCATCACTTTCGCCGCCCCAACCATCAACAAAATATGTAAACCATTTATCAGTAAATCTACGATATGTTGATGCAAACATTTTCATATCGGTAAATAGATTGTCACGTGTGGTCCTATTAGCGGCTAATAAAAATTGCGTAGTTAGATATTTATAAGTTTCATTTAAGTCAAATGAATAGGTAAATTCACTTAACCCATAATCCAACCACGGTGATCTTTGTGTCCTCATTACATCAGTATTATCATAAAATAATACAATCATGGCATTAGACACAACCCTAGCATCTTGCATGAAATCAACATATTTACACTTATAAAGCGACATTTTGATGTGTATTTTGCCTACCTGTATCTATATTAGCGCGTTAATATTTAATTTAAAATTGAATCATTTTAAGTTGATATTATTACTTAGTTTGATAGGATTATTAACTAAACTATGTCTACTGGTGAATCAAGCACTAAAACACGATTTGAAACGTTTCTTAATGTATGTGAAACTGCCGCCAAAGCGTGTCTACCCATTGTCCTTACAAATACTGGTTTATCGGCTGTTTATGTAACTGTGTTGATGCCACTTTGTATTTTCCTACTTGAATGCGTTACTATATTTATAAAACGGCCAAAAAGGGAATCAGGAATTACACTAAAAGAATACGGTAAGCATGGTTGGCCAAATCAATACTACGAATATGTTGCTTGGTATGTTGCTAATAAATCCCAAGACACTAATCGTGTATTTACTAAATATGGATGGAGCGAGGAAAAAACTGCCACTGATTACTACATTAGCCTTTATGTAGGTAGCTACATGGTTAGTTTTAAATCACAGATAATTAAAGTAATTTGCGAAGATACAGCAACAAATGGTAAAGTTATTAAACTACACCATATATCAAATGACTTATTAAGTGAGTTTGTTTTACACTGTCAAACCGAATATCAAGATAGATTTAAACGGGATGTTAAGATGTTTACTTACTCGTCAAGATCATGGAACTCTATTGAAATATTAAACAATAAATCACCCGATTACTTATTCATAAGTGACAAATTATACAACACGATATTTAATGATGTTGCAAAATTTATTGCAGCAGAATCACAATACAAGGAAAATTGCATCGCATGGAAGCGTGGTTACCTATTCTATGGCGCTCCTGGGTGCGGCAAAACGTCGGCAATATTGGCGCTTGCACATAGCCTAAAACGTAGCGTTTATAGAATCACAACCCGCGAGTGCGAAAGCAACTCAGCGTTTGAAACAATGTGCCGTGGCATACCCAAAGAATCCATCGTAGTGTTTGAGGATATCGACTCATTAGGTAGTGTTGAGTCGCGATTTAAATACACTGTAACGCGCGAAAATGCTGTGAAGTTTATTAAATACCGCAAAGAAAAGCAAAATCCCGATTGCAACACACTTGAAATATTAACAGATGCTGAAAATGACCTTGTAAATGTGTTGTGTGGTGATAAGGACAAATCACCAAAAACAGAAGTTTTAGACGGTTTCTATATCGACCACTTAGGTTGCAATCTAAGCGAATGTAGCGACAAACAACAGGCGATTTGTAAATACTTTGATGATTACTGGCCTGCATTTATGAAATACGCAAAAAAGGAAGTTAGTGTGCCTAAAGCCGACACTATTACTCTAGACGCCGTCTTAGATGTGCTTGACGGCAACACTTACTTCTACGGTTGTGTAATTATAATAACCACCAATGCCATTGAAAGATTAGATCCCGCTGTAACTAGGGCGGGTAGAATTGAAAAAAGATGCGAATTTACACCTGCTGATGCAACCATAATACGCAAAATGTATAAAACATATTGCAATCGGGAACTCACTATACCAATACCCGATCACTTCAAAATAGCCCAATCGAAACTTGTGCATGAGATATTTATGTCTAATGATATGGATCCTGATGCGTGCATGATGGCATTAGGAGATCTAATATCTAAATCCCTACCTACAAATTAATCACAAATGTTATTTTTTTGATGTAGGTTAAAATTGAATATATTACATTACCACCATAATAGACATTGTTTTCCTCATATCGACCAATGCCGCAACCCGACAAGCCCAAGACAGCTTTTGAGGAGCTTATTGATGTGATCATGGAGGTATCAAGAGTTACCTTACCATTTCTTGCCGCAAGAGGAGATGGTGGTGGTAATAATCTTATGTTGATGATCCTTATGCCGATGGTAATGTTGCTATTACGCCGGTTACAAGTGGTTGTTTACGACAAGATTAAACCAGTTACTTTGATTATACCAGAATATCATAAAGGTGATCCTACAGTGATATATGAGATAGTTAAAGATTATTTATTGCTACACTATGCCGATAAATTCGATCTGGAATGCGGCTACAATTACTACTTTGATGACGAAGGAGTTGAAAAGGATGTGCAAAAACTAAACAACGAAACATCAGAAATACCCAAAGGTGTTTACAGTATTAGATTTAAAAACGTCAATCTTGAACTCACTGTCGTCGGTGTCCAGAAACCAAATGGCGGCGAATATAATGTTATAAAGCTTTCTCACAAATCCCGAAGTATATTAATGGATTTTATTAAATCGGCGAAACAAAGCAATAAAGAACGCACTGTTCCTCACCCTAATGAACCTAGACAATACCTACGTATTTACAGTTGGTCGGGTAGTCAATATACAGGAATGAGCATTAGAATCACAAAAAAGCGATCCAATATATTTCTTGACCCGACACTCGAGCAAGCATTGTTTAACGATATAGATAAATTTATTAATTCACAAGAACAGTATCACACTCGAGGCTTATGTTGGAAACGTGGTTACCTATTCTATGGCACTCCCGGTTGCGGCAAAACATCCACAGCACTTGCTATTGCTGATTACACCAACCGCAATATTACTCGCATTAAATTAAATCAAATTCTATCAAGCGCTGAATTTGATCGTGTTATTAAAGGAATAGAAACTCAACAAATTGTCGTATTTGAAGAAATTGACACTATCGCAATTAGTCGATGTCGTAGAAAGTTGGTTGAAGATCCTGCGTTGCTGCAAGACCTCGCGCTAGAATATACTACTACGCAAGCTGTTGGGTATGATCAAGCCGAATCTGTTAAGACACTTTACAGTTTACTGACTGGTAAGATTAAGCATACTGACACAGCCTTACCATGGAGTAAAAACTTTAATTGGTATGATGGAACAACCGACATCAAACTAAAAGACTACACGGGTAGTGATTTCAAGGAATTGATGTTTAAGAATTTAGAAAAACACACACCTGGATTATTTGTTAAATACACTGAAGAAATCAAAACAAAGGACAAAACAAAATTTGCAGGATCGCTTACTCTTGGTGACATTTTAACTGCCTTGGACGCCAATGATTGTCTCTATGGATGCATCATAATCGCAACCACAAACTATCCCGAGCGTCTAGATGCTGCTTTGAAACGTCGCGGTAGAATTGACATGGAATGCGACTTTAGACCGGCCAATGCGCAAGTTATACGGGATGTTTACAAAGTTTATCTTGACCGTGAACCTACTTTCGCGATACCTCCAGACGCATCCATCACTCAATCAAAACTAATTCATGAGTTTATCCTTACTTATGAAGAAACTCCCGATATATTAGACAAAAAATTATCAGAATACCTTGGAGGTTATAATATGAATGACCCATCAGCGAACAAATCATCACCTATTATACCTCGTGTTAATACTAACTAAATCCAACTGATGTATTTTTTTCAGGTCTGTAATCATCGCATAAGTCCATTTTAGCAACTAGATCAATAAGACTAGTAAGCTCTTTATTTTTAATTTCAAGATCGGCTGTTGCGGCCGAGAATTGCTTTGTTGTTTCATCATTAATCAATTGTAATTCAACAACTCGCGATTCTTGCTGCTCTAATTGTTCCTTGAGTTGTTCGATTTGAGTTTTTAATTCTTTTACCTCATTGGTCAATTGGTCATTTTCTGTTTTAACATTCATATATGCTTCAGATACAATACTAAGTTTGGCTCTGGTATCGTAGTATTCATCTGATAAGTTTGTATTTACGATAATAGTATTAGGTAAGGTGTAGTAACCACGAGTCGTATAACGTTCAATATTCATTGTTGTTTGTTGGACACCAAATAATTGATATAAATACATACTTTAGTTAAAATTCATTTTTGTCATATGTGTAAGTTCTTTATGTTGTGTTTTAACAACCTTATTGACTTCATCAGACCTATAAAGTGCTTAAATCAATATGATAATATAAGCATCTAGTAGGGTTATAGCACGCGTATCACCCCATGTTATACCGACGCTTAATTGACTACTTGCCGCTATGCCGCCTGTTTCAACCTCAACTGTGTCGCGCCAAGCCGTAGCATTAGCTGGAACCATTTTATTTGCCGATTTACTGCCAGTTACGCTACTTCCCGATATCGTCATATCTAAACTCCAATTTCGCCATGTGTTGTTATTATTGGCAAATTGTATACTTAATTTGCACATAGCGGTTGCGATAACACCTGTATAGGTTATGTAATCGGATGTTGTGGCTGTTCCTGCGGTTACTGATATGCCTGTTGTAACGCCACTTAATGCACTTATTGCGCCTAATCGTGTAACATAATTATTTGCATTATTTACTATACTTGTTATCGGAATATAAATCCTGTTTACACTTGACCATGACATTGCGCCGGTTCCATCCGTAGTCATAAATTGCCCACTTGTGCCGTATGAACTAGGGAATCTGTATATATAGTTTTGCGCTATACCCGCATTGCTAGCTAACGCTGTATAAAAAGTGCCGCCAGAATTATACACTCTTAATTGACCGTTGGCTCCGGTGAGATAATTTGAACATGTGATATTACCAGTTACATCACGTTGAACAAGCGCTGAATTAGTGTTTAAGCTTGTTGAAGCGTCGAGTTTAGTTTTATCCGTCGAACTCATGAAGCCGTTAGCTGAACCTGTAGCGACTGCATGAAACGTAGGATCCGTTTGTGTGCCATGGTTGTGGACGTGATCGCTGCGTGCAAAACTATTTGCAACTCCAATGGAGTTTGCGGCTGCGATAGTGACTGGAGTGGCGGTTGTTAATGGATCACTACCTAGTGGTAAGTGTGAGCTGGCATGTGTTTCCACAACAACACCGTTAACTGTCCCAACTGTGGTTATATTGTTGCCACCTAGCGCGAGGTCACCCGTCATTGGGCTTGTTCCAGCGCGAAGTAGATATTGTGGGTGATCATTACCTACAGTGAGCCCACTAAGCGCCGCATGAGCTGTAGGAGTATTTGTGGGAATGGCCGCTGCAAACGCCGGACGTGGACGTGTGTCTAATACCACTATAGGCGCTGCTGCTCCCTGCCTAACAACTATTTCGGCAACTGCAACCACTCCATCAATAAAGAAACTCGGTGGCGTGACGATACTATCCTCGGCTTCCAACTGTGTCACAAATTCACCCTGACCTAATACCAAAAAGTATTGCTCATAATCACCTTCACCCATTACATACAATGCATGTTTGGTGTAGTAGCTTGCTGTGAGGGCATTGAGTGTATAAGTTGTAGTGTTGTTGTAAACAGTATTGTTGATTGTTGTAACGGCACTTACATTCCATGATCCAACTGCGTTGTTCCAATATTGTTTAAATTCACCACCAAAAGCCAAGCCTGAAGGTGATATTGCCAATCCAGAAAGGTAATAAGTGCCGTTAGTGACCGCTAACTCAAAACTAGCATTAGTGCTTGCGATACAACCTTGCTGGAAAACACTACCAAATACACTACGATTATAAGTATCAATTTGGTAACTATATTGATTTGCCTCAAATGGCACCAAATCGATAAATTCAACCGCACCACTGTTTACATAAACTCGCCCAAGTATCAAGTTTTGCACACTGTCTGGGCGTTGAGTGTTACTAGATACGATACTGTTTTCATTAACAAATATATAACTTGCCACATTATCAGGCAAAGTTAATCTTACTGCGTCAAAGTTAATTTCACGGAAAAAGTTTGTTGTCGTGTATACAAATCCTACTCCCGCGGCTATGTCAACATCTGAGCCCATTGCTGGGGTTATCACGCCGCCACTAAGCAAACCTACAGTGTTGGATTGACTAACTTCAACCAAGTCAACTAGTTCGTCGATTCTAGGGCCGACTTTAATGGCGCCTAGTGTGACAATTCCGGGATCATTAGTGTCGATTTTAGTGATATTTACTGACACATCAGTTACAGCAGGATTAATATAAGTATTTGCTTCACGTGCTACACCCGTCACGGTAGACGCTGTGCCTGGATGTTCAATTAGCACATCCCACGTTGTGTTGATTCGGGAAACAAATGAATTTAAACGCATTGTAGGAGCACTGCCGATGTTAGGCGCGTGGAATCCAATATCAAATCCACGAACATTGATACTAGTGCTACGAAATACGGCCCCGTTTTGTGCCAATACACCTGTCCCTAATCCATTAAGCTTGTTTACAAGTGAATTATTTGCCACCACTTCGATGCCAGGACCACTTGCATAAATCCAACTAGTCCAAGGTTGCGTGCCGATAGCTTGAAATCCATTAATGATAACAGTCGTAATTAACCCCACACCACCATCTTCAAAATAAAACATTGTATCGCAATTTGTTGTGGCGCTCGATAAGCAATTATAGATACCAAACGCTACTCCAATCGTGCTACTTATTGAGCGTATAAAGTGATTGCCGCCCAAACACCTTACACCAATAGCGCGATCGACGCCTAACCCACCCGACGATTTGATAACGGCACAGCCGGCATCTGTGCCGCAACTAACATCACAATTGTAAAGGTTAAATTGACCACCCGAATGGAATAGATCTTGCGATGTTAGGCGAGTTTTAATGTGTGTAACGGCATAGCCACTACCTATAACACTCACATAAGGTTTTGCTGTAATGGTATCTTCGGTATATACACCTGGGTCAACTGTGATCGTGTATGGGCGCGTTGGACCGGCGTCTGTTATCGAATCCATCGCCGCTTTGACACTTGAAAAGTCGCCTCCACGTATACTAACTAGGATGTTTTCATATCCACGATTCGCGAGGTAGAATTCACTTGCTGGATCAATAAATATTTTTGGATAATCTATTGCACCATTAAAAAATCCTGTTGTTGCTGTATTGCGTATATCTATATCTTGAGTGCATCCAACCATGCTCAATGATGATATTACTAAGTTGCTACCAGCGGACCCATCCGGGGACGAAACAGCAATTCCATAGTTATTTATAAAACTACCAACTATTTCGACATTTATACCATCTGATACTTCTATTGCCGTATTATCGTTACCTGTTACCGATCCAAAGAAACCACATGATGTAATATGTAAATCAGCATTACCTCCTACATTTAAAGTCACAAGCGGATTATTTGTTGCAGCTCCAGCTATGTAATAAGTATTTTCTATTACAATTAAAGAACTATCAACGCTACTACATGTTACTACAAACGGCGTAGCGCATTCACCACTCACATCCACATATTCCAAATAAACACGACTTTGAATTGTGATATCCACTTTAATGCCACCCGCCGATTCATAAACTGATACTTTGTGTAATAATGCATAATCACCTGGTGTGGAGATATTAAAAGCAAATCTACCACTAGGGACACTTCTAACTGACAAAAAGCTAATATCACCCGGTGATGCCATACTAAATACATCATGGTCACCATCTGGTTCAACTATAACTTCACTCATGCTCATACCATAAATACTTACATATTCAGGTGGTATTATAAGCGGCTCTGTGTAAACACCAGCGCCAACCCAAACTAAATATGGATTTGCGGCATTTGAATCCAATATAGCATTACACGCGGCGGCAATACTCGAGTATTCGCCTGCTCCAGGATTCTTTTTAACTCTAAGGACATTTTCCGTGCTTAGCCGCGCGTCATTGCCGGCGGTGGCGGTGTTTGATGTGGAGCCTAAAGCAACGCTTATGTCCAACTCGTTGTCGTCCAATGAAGGCGCTATGGCAACGGCATCACCCGCGGCAAGGCTACGGAAACGAAATGGACCTGCGCCAGTTTGCCCCTGATAAACACCTTCACCGGTGCCTACATTGGTGATATCAACGTCACCGCCAAAACTCGCGACTGGTATATTATTTATGCTACTACAATGGACATTTCCAGGAGTATAAAAATTACTTGCCGCTATATAAGGTAAATTAAGTGATTTAAACTGATTATCTTGCCTAACATAATTTAGGTTTGATTTTTTAAAATCGTCAAACGACATTATTATTCATGAATGTGTATATTAAAGCGATATAGAAATTTGAATAAATATAAACATACTTATAACATCAAACTCCTGATTAGTTAATTAAAATTAATAAAATGAGTTGCAACTGTATTACTACTGACAACGTCAACGTTGTAGCCGGCCCACATATGATCGCCAGATGCGCCTTTTTCAAGGACATGTTGGAAGGTGTGGATTGTGGAGATGATGTTATGAATACTACCAACAATAATGAATCATCAGTTCAACTATTATGCAACAGTAAAATGTTTTTATTTACGGATGAATTTTGCAAATTCTATGATTCTAATCCATATGAATACACTATAGTTAATCAATATGATGCAAATGGTAAACTAACTAAAGAAGCTGATTTTAATAAAGGACGTCCTGTGGTTAAATTCCCACCACTCGTAACAATGGTGCAAAACGCAACCACATCAGATACAAAAAATTACACACGCAGAAAATCAGCATGGGAATGGTTATTAACAGCAATGGAAGCAAGTGAATATTTTAGTTGCGAACCATTGACTGTAGAAATTGGCCGTAGTATGGCTAATATCATTACTGGAATGGATAATCAAGCATTAGAAAAAATTACCGGTGTAGGTGCTGATATTTGGCCTAAACTCGCCGAAGAGGTTATCTTGGAAAGAAACAAAGGCACAGCCTTAAGCGACATTAATCATGCTGAATATTTCGACACAATTTATAATTCAATTAACACCAATAGCGCCAATAACGCCGCTAATACTTAACCACGATTTTGAGCTAAACATCTATAACAAATTAATCCTAAATATTTATTCCTGATAATAGGTGTTATTTTTTGATATCGAGAGTATAAGCACCAATCGATGGCTCCTTTATAAAATTCAATGATTTCTTCTGGTATTTCTTGATAAGTAATAGCAACATTAATGTCGTATTTATCTTTATATTTGACCAGTAAGTATGCTGGTAATGTTTGTGTTTTAATTAACACCGGCCAAATGAAATTATCCGCAAAGGTATCTAAAACACGATCTGGGACTGTATTACATGACGGTATCATACTCCAATTAATCTCATTAGAATACTTCTTTAATATATCACCACTTGCATCAAGATCATAAAACGAATGTATGTGGTGCCATGGTATCCATCCCGTTGCATGCAGTTTATCAACTATGTTAATGTTCAAGGGCTGTGTTGCAAATAATAGTATGGGATTAATTCTATCCAAGTTATCCATTATTACACTTTCCGGCAGTATAGTTTTCGACATAAGATTATTTAAATTTAATTTATGCGCAAATTCAATAATTACATCAGAATGTAATCTTAACAATTCCAAGGAACGCCAATTAATAATGTATGAATAATCGTGTAAAAATTGGCAACTTATGTTTGGATCAATAATATTAATTTTATACTTACTCTCACGTGTTGTGCGCGCATTAGCAAACATTAAGCCGCCGCATAAGGCACTTTTACATACTGCTCTAAGATTGCACCATCCGCCAATTAATACAGAATATTCAAATATGTTAAAGAATACGTCACTTGGTATCATTTTGTTGGTAAGTATATTATAATATTAAGCAACATAATCTATTTGTTTTAATAGCTTTGGGTTCCTCATATATGGGATTTGTTTCAATAATATGTTTATTTAGTTGCGAAACCATACCAATCGGAGGATTATATATAGTATAATTAACTCGTGGTATTTCAACATTATCAGTGCAAAATAGATCATCAAAATGATAATAATGTAGGTTGATATCGTGAGATGTGTGGACATAAATGTAAATGTTACATTTTGCGCTATTAAGCGAATTGAATCTTTTATCATAAATTGATGATGACATTACGACGTCGATATCCACATTATTAATATTCATTAACTTTTTATGAATGATGTCGAGTTTATTCATTGCGCCGGCTGGTTGTCTATCTACGCGTATTTTTTTGTAAATAAATTGGTTGATATTTTTAATATCGATCGTGGTATTACCGACAATATCTTGAATTAAGACATCATCGATATATAGTTTACCATGTGCAATGTTATTAATGTATAATTTATCAACCCATCCACTACAACCAACACGAAACATTTGCTCACCTTTTTCACAAGTAAACTTGCTTATAGTGGCCTTATTAATAATACCCGAGTTCAACATTATCACTAACGGCAAAAAATTGATAATTTAATCTGTTTAATATCTTCTAATATCACTATTACTCTTTAAAGAGTAAATCTATATACTGTGTTATACATTATGGAAAATAAGGAATTTATTGGAGCAGGTATTAATACCGAAGTAGAAACAACTGTAGATAACTCGCCGCCTGCATCGCAAATATCACAAGTATCACAATCGAATTCAACATCAACAACATTGTCGCCATCAGTGGGCTCTAAACGCCGATTAACGCGTTCTAAAAGTAGTTTCAGTGTTGCTTTTGACCGCCATATTGACCGCAAAGGCGACATTAAGGCCACAATAAAGACATCAAAGCAATTATTAAAGCATGCTTTTACCGCCAAACTAACTTTAACAGAACGATTAAAAATAATTAGAAATTTAATACGCAAATTTACTACATTGAATTTAAACACAAAAAATAACAAATTTAAAATAGTGCTACCCTTAGATATAGTTGACTACTTTAAAAGCTTTACCGACTTAATCAAGTGAGTTGTTTTATCTAATTATAAGAATCAAAATGAAAGAAATTTGTTTACATATATTCCGCAAGGATTTACGCATTCATGATAATACCGCTTTATGGATTGTTGCTAATGATGCCAAAAAGTATACAATAATGCCTATTTTTGTTTTTGTGTCTGCGCAGATTGATCCAAAACTTAATCCATATCATTGTGATAATTTAATTGGATTTATGAAAGAAGCGATAATGGAATTGGATGGGTTAACAAATGGTAACATCGTGACTCCATTAATCGCCACTAATGATAATTTTGTTGAACTACTGAATGATGTTGTGAAATTAAACAACATAACAGCTGTGTCATTTAATCGTGATTATACACCATATGGACGCGGACGAGATGAGATTATAATCAAGTGGTGTAAGGACAAAAACATCACTTGTATATCACCGCATGATCTTTGTTTAAAGCATCCAGGTGGGACAAAATTATATCGTAAATTCACCCCTTATGCCAACACATATCGTGGGTATAAAGTTAAAATTCAAACCATTGATCATACAAAGCTAAAGTTTGCTAAATGTATACTACCCGCGAGTTTTGAGTTTAACATTCACAATCTTACAGATTATTATAAAGATAATCCTGGTAGATTGGTTCGCGGCGGCGTAACAGCGGCTCGAACGCGAATTGAAGCTATAAGAACATTACACTATGATCCAACAAACAGAAATTTACCTAGTAAAGATTCAACCCGTTTAAGCGCTTATTTGAGATTTGGCTGTGTTTCAGTTAGGGAAGTTTACAACGCTTCTCCCGAAGCTTTACGTAATGAGCTTATTTGGCGTGATTTTTATTATCAATTGATCTATTACCTCGGTTATGAAGTATTGGCGCAGCGTGTATCATTGAAACAATCTCGCAGCAAAGCCAAAGGAAAGATTTTAAGTTATAAATTGGCGCCAAACTATGCGCAAGTTGGTAGCATAGATTCGACTTATTGGCGCCGTCGAGCCACTGGAGCAGTCGCCGCGAGGTTATTTGAACTTTGGCGCAGTGGACGAACTGGTTACCCAATAGTGGACGCTGGTATGCATGAATTAGCCGCTACTGGGTTCATGCACAACCGATTACGTATGATCACTGCAGACTTTTTAGTCAAGTTATTAAACCTTAATTGGACTTTAGGTGAACAACATTTCGCAAAAAATCTAACTGATTATGACATTTCGGCAAACGCTGGTAATTGGTTATGGATTGTTGGCGCGCCATGGGGTCAACCCAAGTTTAGGATCTTTAACCCGGCTGAGCAGAATCGTAAATACGACCCTGATTGTGTTTATGTTAAAAAATGGGTAACGGAATTGGCTAATCTTGACGCTAGTGCTATTATCGGAATTTACAACAACACAACAGACACTCCCGCGGGCTATATACCTATGTGCGTTGACTATACACGCGCAAGAGATGGTTATTTAGCAACTCTGTAGTTAATTTACACAAAACTCAAAATTGAATTATTTAATCATGATATATTCAAACCCAAGCTGTTTATTAATCTACAAAATGTTAAATATACTTAAATACACTTTAATGATTATTTGCACAATTGTATTTCACAATCTACTAACTGGATATTTGTTTACTCGAGAGAATCTAATATTTGTCTGTTTGGTTAGCTTCTCATTCGCTTTGCATGTATATCATGCTACTCGATTAACCCCAAATGCCATCTCATCGTTTGTGTTTGTGTGTTTATTGGCCACTGATACTAGTTGTTACTGGCAAAAAGGTTCATACGCAAGCAACATTAATTACTTTAGATGTGTTGAATACGACACTATGCGTATACTTGCAATGTATTCTTGGGCCGCCGGAGGATTTGCTGCTATTACCGCTTATGGTATTTATAAACTAAACAAAAAAGAAAAAACCACTATACCCAATGATTATGTATTTGATTCACCTATTTGGGTCAACAATCGTGACACACTCACATCAGCTCAAGAGATACCACTCAGCGGCCACCATATCGATACTTCAAATCATATGAAACACGAATAATGCCAATTAGTTAAATTTGAATTTTTTGTTAGATGTATATTATTATAGGTGGAACCTTGACCAATAATTATTCAACAGACTAACCTAAATTAGCATATATCATTATAATTATTAGAAGCTTTAAGGAGTTCTCCCTCACCCCGGAAGTATAAATTTAAGGTGTATTTGTCATTACCACTATACTACAATTAATTAGTGATCATTCTTTAACTAATAATTATCATATAGAAAATAGCAGTAGATACTTATACATTAAACAACATGTCCAATCAATCCGTTAACATCGCCACGCTTGTTTTAAACCGCATTCGACTAGAATCACTAACAACCCTACCTGATGATGCATGGAACTCGTGTGTAAGAGATGCCATGGCGGGAAAGAAAATACTTGTTGCTAATGATGATGAAAATGTTACAGATTTCAACAAACTATTTCAGATGGAGTTTGTTAAGCTAACTCCTAATGCCGTTATACCGACCAAAGCAACTGATGGTAGTGTTGGATTCGATCTTACATTGTTGGGCATCAGAAATGTGTGCGCTGAGGACAATCAAGTAATTTATTGTCACACAGGGTTGAAAGTTAAACCACCTATGGGATTTTATACCAAGATTTATCCCAGGAGCAGTATTATTAAATCAGGATTTGATCTTGCAAATAGTGTTGGTATTATTGATGTTGATTACAGAGGCGAGTTGTTAGTTGCATTACGCCGCCATAAATCCGACGCGGAACTTACGTTCCCGTGCAGACTTGTGCAACTATTGCCTGAGCTTGATCACAGCTATATCATAAGCGTTGAGGTCAAGGAGCTTGATGAGACGGATCGCGGCGATGGTGGCTTTGGATCGACGGGTAAATAACTATAGTTATGGACTAGCCACATATCCCATGGCTATAAAATTGATTTTTTGAGGTGTATAACGTATCTAAACCATCCCCTTGTGTTCCTGTGCTCAACATACTCAACATACTTTAAGTATACTTACATACTCACTTATCTACTCACTTATCTACTCACTTACCAACCAATCTAATAAAATGTCCGCTAAAATGAACGTAAATGTATTTGAACAAGCTTGCAGAAACGCACGTGTAAACCATCGTCGCGAAAATCTGATCTTTGAAAACATCAATGAAAATGACATTCCTAAATTCAATCCATCGATCCGAGAATGTAATGAAATTAGATTTATTATTGTAAATCCATTTGAAAATTGCATCTTGGGAGTTGCATCTGGTGGCAACTTTGCCCCAATTACTGAAGTTGCACCTGCTGAATTTAACTTTCAAACGCATGGTAATGGGCTAAATAATATTCTAAAAGATGATATTGTTTTGATCATTGGTGTAATTGCTAGACTGTTTGTGCGATTATCCAATAACACTTTAACATTCGATAAATGTTACAATGAAATTGCAAAACTTGACAAAGAAAACTCGCCCTTGGTGATAGACTCTACTCTTGCGCAAAGAGATAATATTGTTTATTATCTAACTAGATGCTCTATGGATCTTTATGAATATCTTGAGGTGATATTAGGAGAAAGCAATTACAAAGGTATCGACGCGACAGTTGCATCGCAATTACTATGGATGGATCGAGCGATTATGTTTAAAGATTTACGCAGCAGCAAAAACAAAGACAACAATGAACATTATCTTTGGTTCAATTCAGCCTTTAAATGGTTTGCAAGCAAATATGTAAGCCGATTTCGTGGTGGCTTTCCAGTTAACGATCATATGTATGATCTTCATCGTAATATGCAAAAGCAATACTCTGGCGACCCAAGCAACATTCAAAAATATATTATTGGTGAAGAACGTTATCAATACTTGGAATATCAAGCAAAGGTTATCGCAGTATTCTTGCAGGCGATTCCCAATTACTACGCCAACGCACTTAAACGTCACGCTGGCAAATCGCCCAAGGAGCAAACTAAATGCATTCTAGACGATGCCACTAATGCAGGCATGTTACTCGTATGTTCATACAATATGCAAGTTGATGACGATCAAAAAATAAAACTATCTTCTAAATTTGGTCATCGTGCATTTAATAAAGTTATTAAATACGATTATGAATAATTTTGATTATTCTACTCATCTTCATCACTATCATAAGCAACAGCAATTCCAGTCACACTTCCAATTTCTAATTTTTTCTCAATTTGAGCTTGTTCCGGCATGATGATAACCTTGGAGTCATCCATGTCAGTTCTAATCAAACATTTAGTTAATATTTGAATACCATTGTTGGCGCCTCTGTAGATACAATTTGTATTCATGCAGATTAGTAGTTTAACCTTGTTGCCAGGCTGAATGTTTTCACGGCTAAGCACATTTCCGCGAGTGTTGCGGAGAGGTGGCTTACCATTTTCGATTTGTTCCAATGGGAATTCAACAACGTAAAATCCATCCTTGACGTTTTTAAACTTACCGCCATCATGATCATAAGGGTTGATTCTTGGATAAATCTCATTGTTGAGTTTAATGCCAAATTCAGTGAACTTTACACTAGGTGTGAGTATTACCTTGAGGCTTTCATCAGTTTCTCTCACATCCTTGATTTCCATTTCGTCAGTTAAAAGCTTGATTTCCTTGCGTGTAGCAGCATATCTAAGTTTTCTACTACCACCATACATGTTTCTGATCTCAATCTGATCAAACTTGAATGTTTCAATGCTCATTCCCTCATAAGTAGCGCTAAAGTCACCTTCGTAGGTAATGTTATCGCAAGCAAATTGAGGGCTTTGACTAATATAGGCGTATTTTTTGTCGCCTGTTTTGCTGATCATACTGCAAATATATTTGCGTTCTTCGTCGGCTCCAACATCCTTCATTGTAGTAGGAATATATTGAGCATAGAACACATTGCGGCAGTTTTCGAATGCTTCAGGCGATTCCAAGATGGCCTTGGTTGCCGGTTCAACGCTTGTTAATCGGGGTGTTTTTGCAACCTTAAAGCCCAACATGCAGCTTTTAACAACACGTTCGGCTCGCAAACGTGATACATTAGCGGGCGATGATGTGCCGGTAATATGTGAGTAGACCGCAGGCAGTGTTGCCTTGAATCGGAATTCACCATTAATACCAACAACACACATTTGAATGTATGTTAAGTCAAATCTTGTAATAACTTCTTCATAATTTCGGCAGTTGATGCTGATAATTTGGAAGGTTCTAGGATAGTCCTTGATGTAAACATCAATCAAACTACCTCGAATTCCAAAGTAAACATCGCCGAGTTTTGAGAATTTAGCTACTAGATCAGATATAACCTTGCGGCTACGTTCTCGATCGCCACCATATACAAAGATATCAACATCGCTTCTAGGCATGCCTTTAATATCGTGTCTTGGTGACAAACATTTCATTACACCACCTCCTGCTACGCAAGCATAGGCGAGATCCTTGGGTTCCAATACGCCCAATGTGAGTTCCCGGAAGCGTTTATGTGCTTCTTCAAGCGATACAAATGCAGCTTCTCCACTCACACGTTTAGGCGCGTCTTCACGTTCAAAGTATTCAACGTCCTTGCGTTCGGGAATAACCCTAAGTTTGCTAATATCTTCATCAAAGTCGACGACATTACCGGAGCGTTCGCTACCGTATTGTGTTTCATTCAACAATCTATTAGCGAATTTAAACTTCGCAGGATTCGTGTTTGACAACGGAATCGTAATATTGGGATTCTTGCTTTCAACAAGTGTTTTAATCATTCTCCACATACGATCACGTAAAAAGTTCGATAATCTCTTTCCTTCCTGATCGTCCTCTGTGAGGAAGTTTACTACTGTGGTAGTAAACAGATTAAACTTGATATCACAAGTAAGGATCTTGTCGCCGAGAGCCGGCGCATAAGGTATCGTTTCCAAGAACTCGACGGCGCTAATAATAGCTTCCGCTTCAAAGGTCATGGTATCGTCCTCAAGCAAGGATCTGATTGAATTCAAGGTCGTAAGAGGCAAAACTACGTCGCTCTTGATAGGGGTTTTAACCGTTACCAATTCAGCGTCAACGTTGCACACGTGAACATTGTTGATATAGACTGAAACACGGCTCATTTTGACTCTTTAACTTGAATATATTTGTTAATAACAGGCTAAATCAAAAATTCAATTTTAGCGCTTCGCTTGGGTCGGTCTCCACGTGTTTTCTTCGTCCTTCGGACTATAGCTTCGCTATGGACACCACCCTTCGGGTGGGTGGCCTGAAAGCCCCGCGTCACCCTCCATATTTTTTGAAGATTTTAAGGAGACTTTTGGTGACTTATGTTAACGGAATGATACCAAAAAATATGGAGGGTGACGCGGGGCTTTCAGGCCACCCACCCGAAGGGTGGTGTCCATAGCGAAGCTATAGTCCGAAGGACGAAGAAAACACGTGGAGCACGACAAATCGCAAAGCGATTTACTCGTCTTCATAAACTAATTCTACGTTTACATATCGTAGATAATTATTTAATTGATTTAAACCACCGGTGTCGCAATCGCTAATAAAACATTTACTAACTTTGTTGTATAACTCGCTCATGCGTAAGTTATAATCGGTAATACTAATTGTGGGTTTTTGTTTCAAATACTTTACCATTGAATTATATGATTCTTTACCAATAACGTAATTAAAAAGCGGCTTTGGTGCCGACTTATAGCGTTTATTGATTTGACCTTTTGTTAACTCATCCACAACCTCATCGGGATTATATTTGGCTGTTTCCCGCTTTTTAATATGCTTGTTTTTATCAACATTAATGTTTCTCAGAATATCCTTGTTTTGTTCCATCTTAGTGAGTATAAATATCTAAACGAATAAGATGTTGAAAATTTGAACTTTATAATATACTATATATAAATAATAGATACGATAACGTGATTACGCGTTGTTATTAAACACTATTATCGTCACTTAATACGTATTTGTTGTCTATTGTATATCGACATGGCTTTAGAAGGTAATAAAGGTATTAATGATGTATCCATTAGTGAAACCAAGAGTGACGCCAAAAAAGGTAAAAAACAATCATCCGTGAATAGTGAGGTAATAGGTTTATCTGGTTCAATAGATCCTACATTAACGACACGTGATATGCTTGCATTATTACATGGGCAGATAAAAGAAAACGGCCCAGCTGGTCAACACATCGACTCAATGAACACCTTTTATGAAGTTGGTGTTAAACAAATTGCAACAAAGTTATTTACAGCGGAAGAACGTATGCCTAATGATCGTAATAAAACTGAGGAAGATCTTGAAATCGCAGAAATAGAATTTAAAGTAGATATTAAGGATGTTGAGATCGGCCCACCTGTTGTTACAAAATATGGCACTAATGTGGAGCAAATGAATACTCCTAATTTTTCACGTGTTAATGGTTTAACTTATTCCGGCGATATGTTTGTATCGGCCAATATAACTGCGCGAGCCCACTTGAAAAATGGTAAAACTCGCGAGCGTGTTGATGAGGTTAAAAAACACAAGATAGCGGAAATACCAATTATGATACGGAGTAAGTTTTGTAATACGTATGGTATGCCTAAAGAAGCATTGAAGCGTATTGAAGAGGACCCTAGTGACCCCGGAGGTATCTTTGTTGTTAACGGCACTGAATGGGCGGTTGAAATGCTTGAAAACATTACCATGAATATGTTCCATGTTTACAAGAATATGTATAACAATGAAATATGCCGTGGCACCTTTATTTCCAAACCCGGTGATGCCTTTGAAAACTCACATCAATTATTAGTGCGTTATCTACAATCGGGCGCTATAACAATTGATATGACTACTGAACCATTAAAAGATTTGCAAGTTCCATTCTTTATTATGTTGCGATTATTGGGCATGAGTAGCCAACGGGATATGACTGATCATATAGTTCATGGAATTAATTCCACGGATACTGTATCATTACACATGATGAGAATTTTGGAAAAATCATTTGATGTGGCAGGTAAACAATTTGAATCAATTGCAGGCGAAACGGACCCTACGGCAATTGTGAATCACATTGCAAAGCTTGTTAACGAAGCCGCAGCAACGCCAAATGCCGCCAAAGACGATGACGTGCAAAGATACATCAATCTACGCACATTCAACATGATTGACAAGTATTTATTGCCACACATCGGCATTACGGCCGCAGATCGTATACGTAAGGCGCGATATTTAACACACTTGATACATAAACTACTACGTGTTGAATATGAAGTGTTGGAATCAACTGATCGTGATAGTTATAAAAACAAACGTTTACATCCTGCTGGTATCTCATTCTCAAAGGCCTTTAAAACCGATTTCAACATGGTTGTTATTCAGCCCATCAAGCAAGCATTAAGTAAACAGTTCAAGAATTTCCCATTTAGCAAAGTTAACCTCGCGGAAGCGGTGAAATCAGCTATTAAGCCCAAGGATCTTGAGCAATTGTTGGTTCAATCCATCACTTCAGGCGACAAAACGATTACTGTTAAGCGCACTGAAGTTATTAATCGTATGGCTTCTCAACAAGTTTATCGTAAAAATAATGGTAATTTAATTTCAGTATTAAACACCATTACTACACCAAATACATCTGCGGGCAACAAGCAAACTGAACGTGCCGATGCAATGAGACGTGTGCATCCCACCTATCTAGGTGTTATTGACGTTACACAATCTGCCGATACTGGTGAGAAAGTGGGTGTCAATAAACAAAAGGCATGCACGGCTGTTATAACTGGCGCTAGCAATTCCTATGCGCTTAAAAAGACCCTGTTAGATGACTCTGGCGTTATTCCATTGGAAAATGTGGCGCCAAGTGATATAACTAAACGTAAACTTGCAAAGGTGTTTGTTAACGGCGACTGGATTGGTTGCTGTGAGAAAGCACATGAACTTGCACGTAAATACCGTATGTTGCGTCGTGAGGGTAAAATAGATCCTTGGATCAGTATTGTTTGGGAACCATTAATTCGAGAAGTTGGTTTCTGGTGCGATGCTGGTAGAATCATTCGTCCATTGGTTATTGTTTACAACAATATTGAAGAATACATGACCGCCTGGCGAAACAAGGACATGAGTGTTGAATTCAAGCAATGGGTCAAGTTTGACAAGGCTACAGCCGAAAAGCTGCGTCGTGGTGAGGTTACGATGCGCGACCTACGCGATCAAGGCTACATTGAGTATATTAGTGCCGAAGAACAAGAAAATGCACTACTGGCACGTAATATCAATGTATTGCGTAAACATCAAAATGATGTTACTTATCAATTTACCCATTGTGATATTGATCAAGCAATTGTAGGTATGATGACTCTAGCGGCTCCATTAGCAAATCACAGCAATGCAGTTAGAAACACATATTACACCAATCATCGTAAACAATCCACTGGTTGGTTTGCGCTTAATTGGCCATATCGTATTGATAAAAACACATTCCTGCAATATTATTGCGAAACGCCAATTGTGCGCACCTTTAGTGACAACTTTACATACCCCAATGGCACTAATTGTATTGTCGCGTTGTGCGTGTATAGTGGATATAATCAAGAAGACAGCATTATTGCAAATCAGACTAGTGTAAATCGTGGTATGATGAATGGTTCACGATTTAACTTTGAACGCACTGAATTGGCCGAAAAGGAACGTTTTGGAAATCCTGATTTTGCGCGTACAATGGATATCAAGCGTGATGCTAGTTATGAAAAGATTGAAAATGGTGTTATTAAGGAAGGTAGTGTTGTTGTCAAAGGTGATGTGCTGATTGTTAAAACACTACAATTACAAAAACCTGCTGAAAAGGATAAATCAATCTATGTGGATAGGAGTATAGTATATAAATACGAACAACCCGCTTATGTTGATCGGGTTATTATTTCACGTAACGCTGATGATATACAAATGTGTAAGGTGAAATTAAGAGAATCTCGCCCATTAATTGTTGGCGATAAATGCTGTCTTACGCCTGATCATGAAGTATTAACTCAACGTGGATGGATGCCCATAGCTGATGTGACACTCAATGATCAAGTGGCTTGTTTAGACGCCAACCACAACCTTGTATATAATCGACCAAGTGAACTTCACCGTTACCCTCACACTGGTTTGATGTATGAAATTGACAATGCGCAAATTTCTCAAAAAGTTACATTGAATCATCGTATGTATGTCAAGAAACGTCATTCAAATCAATATCAATTCATCACAGCTGATAAAGTATACGGTAAACGCGTACAATATAAAAAGAATGCTGTATGGGAAGGAGTTGAAACTCCAACAATGACTTTACAATATCCAGGAGAACCTGATTTGATAGTACCTATGGATGCTTGGTTAGATTTCTTGGGTATATTTATTTCGGACGGTTGTATTAGTTATCATAAAGATCGTGGTATGGAAACTGGAGAATTAGCTATTAGTTCTCGTAAGGAACGTAAAATAGCACATATTAACAGAACATGCCAAGCTTTAGGATTTGCTATAACTCATCGTATGCAGGATGGTGTTGAAGCTATACATATTGTAAAATCCAAGTATGCTTTATACGCCATTATACCATTAAATGTCGGAGCTGGAGCTAAGTATTTGCCCGATTATGTTTGGGGAGTATCTAGACGTCAAGCCATGGTATTATTAGATAGTTTGATTTCATGCGATGGTAATAACGGTGCTAATAATCGCATGATTTATTATACTTCAAGTAAACGATTAGTGGACGATATTATGCGCTTGGCTTTACATTGTGGACTTAGTGCTAATGCAAACTTACATCGTAGAGCGGGACATGAACAATTTATTGAATCATTCGGATACAATGTGAAGCATAACTATGATTCTTACCAAATCAGCATTATTCAACGATATAATGAACCTACATGTGATCCTAGTGTTGCAAAGAATGGTATTGTAGAACGCCAAGAACATTATGACGGAGATGTGTATTGTTTAACAGTACCTACTGGAGTATTTTACATCAGACGCAACGGTAGACCTAGTTGGACAGGTAACTCAAGTCGCACCGGCAACAAGGGCATCATCGGGCAAACAGCTGAAGCTATGGACCTTTTATACGATGAAAATGGAGTGAGCCCTGATTTGATTGTAAATTGCTTTTCCGTGCCAACTCGTATGGCCGTTAATCAAATCTTGGAATGCGCTATGGCCACTATTGCGATTCATGAAGGTGTGATTGTCGATGGCACGCAATTTATCGAACAGGATATTGATGGTATGATGGAAAAACTTGCCAAGTATGGTCTTAAATTCGGCTACAAGCGCCTTTATAACGGCCGAACAGGTGATGCTATTGATACTCTTACATTCATAGGACCTACTACTTATCAACGATTAATGAAGTTTGTAATTGATGATGCCTATGTAGTGCGTAATGCGCCAAACAACCCATTAACTCATCAGCCGCTTGAAGGTAAACAACAAGATGGTGGGTTAAGACTCGGAGAAATGGAGAAAGATTGTATCTTGGTGAATGGTAAAGCCCGTGGATTAGCTCAAAAGTTCTATCGAGATAGTGATGGATTTACCGATTACATCTGTAGAAACTGCAATGATGCTGCTATTGTTAATGAAGAACGTGGTTTATATATGTGCAAGCGATGCGGCGATAATGCTGATCCTGTGCGTAATCCCACTAGTTATGTTGCTACCGTATTCAGACATGAAGCAAATGCAATGGGCGTTGGTATGCGAAAGCATGTTGTTCCATATGAATTTAGACGCAATTAATTTGCATCAGCCGCGCTTCGCTTAGCCTCGCAAATACTCGGCCTTAGCCGTTCGCGTTGGGCCAAAGGCCCTTAACGCTCACTAGTGTCACGCGTTTTACTCGGCCTTTGGCCTCGAAAGCCTCGTGTCATTACTTTGCAATGTTGGGCTTCACCCAACACCCTCGGTATTTTAATTTATTTTTTGATATTCAAAGGTTGCTTTTAGCCAAATTAAGGTAACATAAACAAGGCTGGTGATTACATCATACCGAGGTTGTTGGGCGTGGGTTACTCGTCCCACAAATAAAAATGAATATGTAATGAATATAGTTATGTATTTATCATATACGATAACATCATACGATAACATCATACGATAACATCATACGATAACATCATGGATATTGATGTTGTTATAACTAGTTATCTCGACAAGATGTTGCCGTCAGGTAAACATTACAACGCATATTGCCAAAGTTCACAACGGGGAAAATCATGGACACATTTTGAGTTACTTAAACTCGCGGATAAATATCCTCGCGAGGCTTTGGAAATGTTCTTTAAAACAAATTCTGATATCACCAAATTCAAAGAAATAATGGGCAGAATTAAACGTAAGATGAATAGTAATAAATTTCAAACAATAATCAACATATTTACTTACAATATTTGTTTACACCATGAATACTATCTTGCTTGTTCGGTTCATATAATCGACATTAAAACGGCCCTTAAAGGCGCAATTGATGGAGGATGTAAAGATACTACACGGATGTTGTTGCGCGAATATCCAGAATACGCATCAATGGCGATAAGATATTCTTTAAAAATAATCGAACTCGACATAGCAGAAACAGCATGTGAACATGATGAAGTTTTTGCAGTTAGTTTTGAGATTGAACGTAGTATTTGTAAACGTATAAAAAGATTATACTCTGATGGCATTGAGCCCTTGTGGGAGGAGTTGAGTAATTTACACAATCCACCTCTTGGCGCCGGATGTCTACCTTTAAGGTATGCTGCATGGATTAATAATGATCATGTTATTAATACTTTAATATCCCATGAAATAAACACCAAAAACAATAATTCACGCAATATCAATATCGATTTGATTAATACAGCTGTTGCAGCATGTGCCTTATTTAATAGTATTGAATCGCTGTGGATGTTGATCACATACTACTATTCTCATCCATTAGATAAATTAGCATCGATACATACATCTCATACGCAACATAATGGGCTGTTTAATATAATGTCTGCGAGACCAAATAAATCACCATTGGTGCGAGGATTAAGTAATAAATACTCACAGTTGTCAAAATCATACTTACCACATATGCAATTTGTATCAAAATTAATACTCGATGTCGCCAAAGTGGGAAATTACGAAGCCTGGGTTGTTTTGTTTTACTATTTTCACGATATTACTAGTGCAAATAGTTCCACAACACTTAGTTTATTTAGAGAATTAAATTTAACATTCAACGACCAACACACATTACTGAATTTAATTAAACAGTTATCAAATGTATTAACTCGAGAAATGACTATTGTGGTGATGGAATTGTGTGCTGATGATATACCTTTATTCGATCTTGATGCGAAAAGGTGTTTATTTAAGTGTTGTATCAAATATAACTTACTCACAAGCGCAAAAAAATTAATTGAATGGGATATAAATATTCTTAATACCATGGCTTATTACAATCAAAACTTGATTAATGATTTAATTTTAACATACGCGCGCGTAAATGATTCTACCAACGATATTGTTTTCGATGTAAACTACTGTCATCAACAAGTTGCTAAATTATGTTTAACTGAAGTTGCAACTTCGCGCAATCATGATAATAAACTTAACGCCACTTTGGCCGCGATTTGTTATATCATAAAATCCAATTTTAATGCCGTAAAGCAGTTAGTTGCAAATAGTTATTGCTTTGATATAGATACTAAAGATGACAAATTAAAATCAGCCATAGAAGAATATGGTGACGACAATCTAAAGGCATTATTTGATATAATCAACTAAAGTAATATTTTTTTATATAATATACACAACCATAATGAACCAAAAAATAATCACTGATTTTGTTAATGCTCACCCTGTTGTGCTGTTTAGCGCGTCCTATTGCCCTTGGTGTAGACGTGCCAAGGACTTATTAAATGCGCGTGGAGTTGAATATGTTGTAGTTGAATTAGATCACCCCAACAATAATCCAATTAAACCAGTATTGGCTGAAATGACTGGACGCAAGACCATTCCAAATATCTATATCGACGGCACAAATATTGGCGGATTTGACGACTTGGAACGACACTTTAAATGACTAGAGCAAAGACCACGAGTTATAAGAGTTGATGATCGCGTAGGAGCACCTTTGTTTATACGAAGACCTCATTTACCCAACACACGATTATTACCTGGGTTTAGGCGTTAATCACGTTGCGTTGTATTAAAAAATAAAACATTTAATCACTATCACTGTCGCTGTCATAATATCTACGTGGTGGATTCACGGCATCATCATTAGGCGGAATGTCAACCAAGCCGAAATGAATCGCCATTTTGTCCCCTAGGTCTTGCTTTGTGCATATCATCATATTATCGAGTAATTGATATGCATTACGCCTTTGCTTTTTTTTGATTTTACTTAAGTCAAGTTCTCCAGAATATATTCCTGAAATAAACCAATCTAACGTGTATTTATTGCAATCAATGGGTATATGCACTGTTGTTTTTAATTTACCCGAACCATACACACTCGCCTCTAAACGTTTGCTTACGTCGGCAAGAACAAACTTGTGAACCTTGCGGTAATTTTCCTTTCCTGGAGATCTCATTGGAGCCAAAGTAATTGTTCTGGCTTCAGGATTATCGGGATTAAAGCGGTAAGGTAAACGTATAACCAAATTATCACAAACTGCAAATAATTCGTCACTAGGCGCATGTTTAAATGTTTCCACTAGGACATGCTTTAACATATCTTCACAGTTGGCCACGCCCACTGTTGTAAGCTCAAGGTAAGTTTTGTATTTCATGGATGGAGACATATAAACTTCAGCACAGAGTATCATTGTGCTACTTTCAAGTTCCTTGTGGGCGAGTGAGGGATCCAGTATAATTCGATATCTATCAAACTTAATGTTGTAAATACTGGCTTGTGAATTAACGTAGTTGTCATACACATTATGTAATCTACCACCTAAACCATTATCATCAATCTCTTGGTTATAACGTTGAACAATCAAATTCAACCATGATGTTTTCACCCAACGGCAATAAAGGCCGCAAAGAGCTTGCTTTTGTTCAGTGGTAAGTGCGTCCATTTGATTAGTATGTAAGTGATATAAGTGTATAAGTATGTATTAAGTATAGTATAATGATTAAACGACATAATATTCAATTTTTGACTTAAGAATCCAAGTAACTTGTTTTGGTATTGGCCATCCACGATATGTTATTGTCGGTGGCCCCTGTTACGGTTACGTCAACGTTTGTGGTGTTTATAACTAATGTTACATCCCAACTAGCTTGATCCTTAATGGAAGATTTTACAGGGCTAGCACTCGCTATCGCAGTCACCGTCCCGGCGATGTTTTTGTAGCCTGCAAATACTGTAAAAGCACCACTATCGCCCGTAGTTCCTGCTGCACCGCCTGTTCGCCTTGCGTTAACTATAATCTCCATAGTTACCGTGTTATCAGTAGGTATAGGTATCGTTAATATAGTTGTTGGCGTTGCATTCGTAGTCAACACTCTAGATTGAGTGAAAGCGTAATTAGGTGTTGTGCCTGAACTGGCTGTTGTGGCTATGGTAAACGCGGGAATGTAGCTTGGTGAGGCGCTAGTGCGGCTACGAATTGTGCCGGCTCCGCGAATTTCAGCGGAAGTTGTTGTTAAATTACCAATAAATGTTGTATTTGATGAACTCGCTGTCACTCCTTGTCCAATACAAATAACGTTGTTAAACGCACCAGATGCGTCAGCACCACTACCCACAAAAACGTTGTTTGAACCGGTATTTGCTGCTCCAGAATTGTAACCTATGGCCGTGTTATCCGATCCATTAGTAGCCAAAAGCGAATACAATCCATGTGCTGCATTATTGGTGCCCGTTGTTAGGTTTTCCAAAGATTGACCGCCGGTTGCTGTATTATTAGCGCCTGTAATGCTTAAATTTAGTGATCGGTAACCAACAGCTGTGTTGTTATTGGTTGTTGTATTATTTCGTAGTGCTTCCGCACCTACTGCTGTATTTATAATACCAGTTGTGTTTGAATTTAGTGATAAATAACCAACTGCAGTATTACCTGCACCAGTTGAATTAACAGCGAGAGCCCCACTACCAAAAGCAGTTGTTAATACTGTCGATAAATTAGCAGCATTATACCCAACGGCAGTTATATCATTTGCAGTTGTGGCAGTTATTGCACTACCTAATCCAACAGCCGTATTTCGACTTCCGCTAGTAATTGCAGAAAGCGCCGTAGCTCCAACGGCGGTGTTGTTTGCGCCCGAGGAACCAACTCCTGCACGTAAAGCTCGATATCCCAAACCGGTATTATTACTACCAGTGTTGATATTTTCCATTGCACCACTACCCACTGCAGTGTTTGTTGAACCTGTTGAATTTGAGAAAAGTGCTATGTAACCTACAGCTGTGTTATCGTTTACACCAGATTGACTACCTAATGCGTTGCTGCCGATACCTGTATTGCGACTACCAGTTTGGTCACCTGGTGCAACATTATCGCCCATAAATGTGTTGTCTGTGCCAGTTTCTAATGTTCCGCCTGTATTGTAACCAACAGCAGTGTTGAAATCACCTGTAGTTACAGCTTTCAAAGAGCTGCTACCAACTGCGGTATTGCGTGCGGCGGTATTGGCTTCAAGCGCGCGATAACCAAGTGCTGTGGCGTCACTAGCAGTTGTTATTGCCGAAAGCGCATTCCAACCAAGTGCTGTGTTGGCACTACCTGTAGTGTTGCTGTCGAGTGCATTTGCACCAACTGCAACGTTGTTTGTTCCGGTTGTATTTGCAAGCATTGATTGATAACCAACGGCGGTATTGTCCGCGCCCGTTGATATCAACATAGCTTGATAGCCCACCGCAACTACACCAGTTGCAGATGTATTGGCGGCTAGTGCACTTGCGCCAACAGCTGTGCTACCAGTTGCTGTATTTAATACAAGCGCGTTGTGGCCAACAGCTGTGCTACTAGAACTTGTTGTGATGGCACCAAGCGCATTACTACCCACTGCTGTGTTGCTAACACCAGTTGTATTCGCGTCCAATGCTTGATACCCCACCGCAGTATTATTGGCGCCAGTTGATGCAAGTAGGGCATTGAAACCTACAGCCGTGCCTCCAATTGCAGATGTGTTTGCTTGTAATGCGCCACTACCAACGGCCGTGCTACCAGTTGCTGTATTTAATTGTGCCGCTTGATAACCTACAGCAGTTACATCATTAGCAGTTGTTGAAGTTGTTGCTGATCTTAAACCTAGTGCAGCATTACGCACACCCGTGAGATTTGCAGCAAGTGAGCTAGCACCTACAGCTGTATTACCGCCGGCAGTTGTAGTTGCTGTTAATGCGTTAAAACCTATAGCTACACCGTTGCTGGAATTTGTGCTTGATGTGTAGGCATTTGTGCCGATAGCGACATTACCGCCACCTTGTGTATTTGCAACATGCGCATTATAACCCACAACTGTGTTGTTTGTGCCTGTTGTAGTGCCGGTTGCAGCATTAAAACCCACAGCAGTATTGCCAACCGCCGTGGAAATTGCGGCCAAAGCGGCACTTCCGATTGCGACTGTGCCCGCGGCTGTATTGGCATTACCGGCGTTGTATCCAACCGCGGTGATGTTTGAAGTAGTTGTAACTGTTTGCAATGAATTTGCGCCAATACCGACATTTTGTGTGCCTGTTGTTGTTGCAGTGCCTGCATTACGTCCAACGTAAACATTACTATCACCAGTTGTAAGAGCCTGACCCGCGTTACCACCAACCACCGTATTACTTGCACCTGATGCCGTAGCGTTACCGGCATTATTACCGACATAAACACCACCTGTCGGTGTTGCACTAGCTGTATAAGTTGTGCCTACGTAAATAGTAGTGCCTGAATACTGCAACAAAGTGGTGCTGGCGCCACCATTAATAACATTGGCGTTTAATGTCCCAACATTGAGAGTGCCATCGGCTGGACCACCTGTAGTGCTAGATATATAAACAGTATTCAGATCACCTCGGCGAATGAAAACATCCGGAGCAAGTGTTGAATTACCCAGCGCCAATTCACCGGAACCATTGATTACTAAACCAAATGTCGCGGCAGTTGAATATTGCACACGAAATGCAGGATCAGTGGCCAACACTGTCGTAATATCAACTGGTGGCGACGCAGATATCGTTCCAGACACGGCCACATTAATTAGTGTTTTGCCCGAACAATCGATGTTTGGCGACGCGGAATTTAATATAAAGTCGCCAGTTATGCTTCCAATTTCGCGCGCAAAAATCTTACTCATTTGTTTATAATTTGTTTAAATTAGATAAAGTAGTTACTCGTTATATTGAAAGCTCAAAAAATAAAAGTATCCATTAATTATTCAATTTAGTCTTTGTGTCGAGAGACTAAACCCAATAGTTAATATACTTATATGCGTAAGCGATATGATATGGATATGAATACTTTTGATAACCTAAATTCGCGATCATGTCGCTTAAAGCAGAATCATAGCGGCCCATATTACCATAAATACATTCTTTACACATATATTCATCAGCTATCGGCGCGTCAGTTACATCAGGGTGTAACCAATGTGTAGTTTTTGTTGAATAAATTCCATATATTACTTTACGTAGATATTCAACATTCCATTTTTGTAAATAAACTACAGCAGCAACAATCGACACATGTCCGGAATTTAACAAATCAAATAATAACCTGCTAATAACAGGTATATTAATATATGCATACATCGGCGATAATTTAACATTTAGTAACACATTAACGTTAATTTCGCCACTCTTGGGTTGAAAAAGTTGATCATTGGACCCGAATCGCGAAATGTTATTAATATTAGTAAAATTCTTTACATACTGTTCGATAACTGAATTATTTAATTCATCACTTAATCGCGCGTTTAAATCGTAGATTGTAATTTTAGAAAAGTAATTATCGAGTAATATTTGTGCAAATCCACGTTGGAGACGAGTTGACGACATAATACGCGCAAAGTCGCCAAATCCGCGATAAGCAAGTGTTGTTAACTTGTGCTTAAATGTCGCTAAACTCACCCGGCAAGTAACAGCAAGTTGGAAACTAGTCCACATATCGCACCGGTGCATTATTTCACCAATTACATCAATTGGTATCTCAATTAACATTAGTGTTGAGTATCAGAAAATATAATGTATACCCACACACAACCCTTCAAAGTGTAAAAAATAAAATCATTGATTTTATACTATATACAATACATAATACAATGCTTATCCGCGAAGTGCGCTAGCTCGATCCATCGCTTCAGTTTCACGTAAGTGTTGTTCAATGGCTCTATTGCCCTCTTCATTTACTTCATGAACATACGATTTAACTCTTAGGACGCGGTAAGCTATAGCTGCAACAACCAAAACACCAACAGCCGCCACTAATCCGACAGTTCTAGCGCCACTTTCAGGAAACACAGCAGTGAGTAGAATAATGGCAATAACGCAGACCACCATGACTTTATTTAAGATGGCAGCTTTCCAACGATCGCCATCTAATACAGGGTTTTCCAACATATCACGTTCCATTCCACCAATAACAGGATTTTCTAATTTTGGTTGATTAGTTATATCAACTGTATTATTTTTATCTTTACGTTTTAATTTATTCGCGTAATCTCTGCCCTTTTCGCGAATGGTCTTGGCGGCGTTCTTGAGGCCCGTGACGCCATTTTGCACCAACTCACCAAGTCGCGTAGAAGCTCTTCTCCAAGCTTCAAGAATCTTTGCACGAAGTTCAGGGGACTTTTCCTTTGCTTGCTTGAAAGCATTAACTAGTTTATCCCAGCCTGGTTTTGCGGCATCGGCGATAATTTCACCTGTTACCTTTGCGATTCTAATAATATCTCCTGAATAGTTGATAATAATCACAGCACCACCTGCGAGTGCTGCTAATGGCAGGAACTCAGGTTGTATCAATGAAACAGCAGTTAAACCAATTGCAACACCGATTAAAGCACCCGATACCCGTGCTAGTGATCTTTGAGTGTCGGTAACAGTTTCACTAGATGTTTGTTTTTCCAATTCAACCAATTCGTTGAATGTTTTGTCGCCATTAATGCGTCTTAATTCTTCCTCAATTTGTTGCGCTAATTTGTCGCTTTCCACAGTATCGATATTATCACTTAGAGTGCTCATGTTGATATAATTTACTTACCTCGTTGGGCAATATTGTTGACAATTTAATCAAGTATATTTGATGTAAAAAAATACATATAGATGAATAATTTACTATGAATATTTTAATTGATGTGTGCTATATTAGCCAATCCTAATCCAGTCCCTTGAGTCTACTTTAGTTATATCGGGCCACCAAAAGCCCCTAATCCGATTATAGAAACGTTGCCATTTTAGCCCCACCGCACAATTATAAATACTATTCAAATCATCCCTGTAATTACGCAACATTGTTTTTGCAATGTAACGCTTTAACTTTACATTTTTATATTCTGCAAATTCATACCAAGTGGTCATTATGTCGAGTCTAAAAGAGTAATCAGTATCTTTGATTATTATTTTTTTATAAATTGCTTTATCGTTTATAAGGTATTCATTGTGTAGGAATTTATTGACATAACGAAATACCATGCGTTCGTAGCCGCAAATCTGAGCAAGTATTTCGTTAGGTAATATTTGATCCATGATAACGCATACTATAATTTAAAAAAACTCTTGATTCAAATTTTACTACAATCTATACGCGCAATAGCTCCCAACATTGCATTAATATTTACACGAGTTATTTGCCAATGTAAATGTAATTTGCTTAAATATTCTCTGTATTGTTCCAGGGTGAATTTATGAGCATGGTAGTATAAACTATTTATTTTATGTTTATTTAATGGATGCGGGGACACTAACGCGCGCTTAAATTCACCATTACCGCGTCTAAATTCGCGCCATGAGACCTCCGGATCTAGTTCATAACAAACAACGCGTGTGGACCAATTAAATGAAGAATAATAAATAGGGTGAGGTTTCATATATTCCCGTATAACAAATACGGCTCTTATAGAATCTATTAACTCCGATTTATACACCCGATGATATCGTTTACAAGTATATTTAAACCGCACAGAGTTATATCGGCAAATAATATCAACAATTTCAGTTGGGAGTTGAATAGTAGCAACAATATCCATAATGTTAAATTGTATAAAAAATAAAGATTAAGTTTTATCGTTTTATTATCTTATTATAATCAACACACTACATTTCATGCCATGTGAAGCCGATACCATAACCACGTAATTTATCTCTTGTTTCTTCGATCTTTTCTTTTTTGATCAACATGCCGCTTTTTACATTTATGACGATTCTATTAAACATAAGAGTGAAACTTGCACGTGTTTTTCCAACGCACATTTTTTTAACTATATTGTCCGCTAACCATCTTTCACATTTGTATAATCGAGCAGTGAGTTCATCAGCATGTTTATCATCAAACCCATAAAGATAAATCCAATTCTCACATCTGCAACTTTTATTTACCTCATCGGGGTCAAATTGTTTAATAAATGGATCATCACGTATTCCCGACTTGGCGACGTATTCACTACACAACTCCTTCATATAGTTTACGCATAATGGCGGATCGTCAATGTCAATGTCTTCAAGTTTATAACCTCCGATAGTTATTTCGTCACTGTCATAACCTTGGGACATTTGATGATCATATGCGTAGCCTCCTAGCGCCATTTTCTCGTCCCATGTGAGATCATCTGCAAACAATTCAACATCTCCACAGCTTAAACAAACGCGTGCAAAATTCTTTATGTATTTTGTGTCAATTTCGATAAGTGTTTGATCTCGATACATTTTACGTCGGCGTTTATCCACCGATGATGTAATGTATTTGTCCTCTGTAAATTCATATACGATATCGTAAATCTCATCAGGTATTTGGAGAGTTTGTTTGTTTTGTTTACTATGAACGGGTTTGGTATTGAGATTAAAGATTATACTTTCCATGACGTGATTAGATGATAGTTATCAATAAAACATGTATTCAATTTTGCATTACGTTTAGTATCTGATTCCACTCATACCGCTCATCAAGGGCACTATTGGTGTTGGTATAATATATTGTGCATTACGAGCATAGCCAATATTTGGTATATACATGCGTGGTATTGCATTACTTTGCAATGTTGGGCAATGCCCAACAAGCCTCGGATCCCGATTAAACCAAAACTCGAGCGGTATGTGTATGCCGAATTGTCTCTGTCTATACTCGAGTTTTGAGGCACTAAAAGCCGACTCAAGGCGCCTTCTCGCTGACTCAAATCGTGCTCGTCGGGCAAATTCAACCTTGTATTGGTGACATGTGGCCGCAAATGTCGATGGTGTGTAACCTCCAATCATATTTATAATTTCGGGCGGTAGTTGGATTAACTCAACAGGTATATATGAGTAATGTTTACGCCATTTAATAATCTTGTTATGCTGTCTAAATACCATAATTTGTGTATACTTTGGCTGATATTTCCCAATAACATCTATTTCCATTATCGTGTAAATAATTACAACAATTAAAGAATTACCACACAAATATATACATCAACAACCAAATATTTATATTACATAGAGTTTATCGTTGCTATGTTAAAATTATCCAAAACACTTAAATCTGCATTATTACTGTGCTTACTTGCGCAATCTGTATTTACCGCGATCACAACTACCATGCCGCAGGGTGCTGTTGGACCAAGTGATGGTCGAGGACGTCCTGCGGTGCCCAAGATCGCTCCTGGCGTAACTGGTGTCACTCCAATAAGTAATAAATGGTGGAGTTCATTAATGTGGGGTTATGACGATACGGTGCCTTATGGTGAATCAGTTTGGGCATGGCCACTTGCATTCAAGGCTACGGCAACTGGATTAAATGTTTGTTATCCAACTACACGTTATGTATCACCTTACAACACTACTCCACTTGGTCAACGAGTTCATGAATTCAAACACGCAGTTTGTAGTGATATGACCGTTAGAATCATTGACACAGCAACTGGCGCCAATGTTGCCTTAGGTCCAACCAGCTACACTGCTGGTTACACGGATTTTGGCGTCACTGGAGCCTACAACACTGCTCGTGGGTTGTTTACTTTTACAATTGTAAAGGGTATGCCATGGGTAGAATTTACGGCACCGACTGGCACACAAGTTGTTGTTACTGTCGCTGGCGCATCTACAGTAGCTGATGCCGGCGCAACTATTCGTAATGGCGCAAAGCGTTACCTTTTGGTGCCTTTTAGTGGCCAACCCACCGTGCTTCAAGGATCGGGGCCTGCGCGAGTTGCACTTGGCAACCGTGCAAGTATCGCAATCGCACCTGATAACTCTGATACAGCCACTATCGCCAATTTGAGATCCGCTGCAACATGTGGTGTTGTTGACACCAGAGTGGATTATAAATTAACCACCAACGATACTATCCTGGAAACAACTTACACGCTCCGTTGTGCAAACAACGCCAATCCAATGCTCGCAATGTTCCCGCATCACCACAAGAATTTAGCAAACCCCGCACAAGCAACTGTTTATACTTATGTTTCACCACGTGGTGTATTAAAATTAACTCGTGGAACGGGAACTAGTGTTTCGTTTACAACTCGTATGCGTCGTGAAGCTGTATTGCCGATCCTACCGCCAAATCTCAATGCCGCCCAAGCAAATGAAGTTAATGGTTTAGTTAACAGTTTCGCAAATGACGGTGCAAGATGGAACAACATTGGTTTAAATAGTGGTAATCCCGCTGATACTTATTGGTATGGTAAAGCATTCGGTAAGGTAGCACAGGTTGCACACATCGCCCGCGCGTTAAACAACACAGCTGTATATACAAAACTCAAGGGCGAGACTCAAGCACGCCTTGGAGATTGGTTTGATGCAACCATGCCTCATCTTTTCTATTATGATCAGACTTGGCGCACATTAATCGGCTATCCAGCATCATATGGTAGCGACAATAACCTCAATGATCACCATTTCCATTACGGATATTTCCTGCATGCTGCGGCGTTGGCTGCAGGAGATGATAGTGCATTTGCTGCCAGAATTGCGCCTGATGTCGAACAAATTATTCGTGATGTAAGTAATCCCCGTAGGGATGATTCACGTTATCCTCATTTGCGTTATTTTGATCTTTATGAAGGCCACAGTTGGGCAAACGGACCCGCGCTTTTTGCATCTGGCAACAATCAAGAATCTTCAAGTGAATCAACAATGTATAGCGCTGGTCTGGCACTTTGGGCTGAAACGGTTGGTAATGATGAATGGCGTGATTTGGCGGCATTTTTATATACTACAGAGGCTGCCAGCATCCGTGAATATTGGTTCGATGTAGATAATGAAAATTTCCCTGATTCAATTGGATTTGTTGAACCTGTTGCGCCAATGGTTTGGGCCGATGGTCTCGCTTATGCTATTTGGTGGGGTGATTATTTGGAAGCTTTTCATGGTATCAACTTCCTGCCAATCACAGGTGGTAGTATGTATTTAATGAATTATCCTGATTATCTCAAACGAAATCAAGATTGGATGCGTTCAAATCCTGGTAACAACCCAAATGTTTGGCGAGATATCCACATGCAAGTAAGAGCAATGTATGATCCTAGCGCAGCTTTAACCGAATATCGCAACAACCCAAATTATGCTGTAGAAGCTGGTGAATCACGAGCCCACACACTTTATGGTATATTTAGTTTATTTAATTTGGCATCAAGGCCCTATAATGGCGCCGTTGCAAATGCACCATTAAGCGCTTTAATCGGCACAAATGCTTACACTTTCTCGCCTTCGAGAGGGTGGAATCAGCCCATTATTCCCACTGATCCAACCGACCCTACTGACCCCACGGATCCCACTGACCCGACAGATCCTGTGGACCCGACCCCACCACCCACAGGTTACAAGATTTCATATACAGAATCAAATGGTAATTTAAATATTACTTTTACAAATTCCATTTCCAGTAGTTTCGTAGATATCCATTACAGAATAAATAACGGCGGTATGACAAGTGTTAGAATGACCCGTATTAACCCAAATACATTCACTTATACTTTACGTATGTTAACAGCAGGTGATATAATCAATCATTACTTTACTTACCAAAACGGCACTGTAGTAAATGACACGCCGGCAACTAGTTATACCTACTTGGCATCGAATGGTGGCTTTAATACGCCAAAACCTTGCTTTAAAGTATCTCCAACAAGCGTAACAATTGATGTAATAGGTGATGCTGAGTTTGTGGATATTGTTTACAGTATTGGCAGCCTACAGCAATCTGTTCGTATGACAAAGGTATCAAGTGGTGTTTCTGGCAGTGTTTTTAGAATAACTATACCAATTAAAACCAATGATACATTGGTATATAGATTTGTATACCAACCTGTTGGAGTAGGAGTTGTTGCAAACATACCCAACGCGACTTATATACAGCCTTTGATTTGTGCGGTCTAGGTCGTTCAAGGCTTCGCCTTTTCCTCCCTCGACGCACAAATGGTCGTCCTACCCGTGTTTTCTTGTTTCGGTGGGCATCGGGCTTAAAGCTTCGCTTACCGCCCTCGCCTCACCTTTACCGAAAGCCTCGCGTAGTTCTCCGTATTTTAGTATATTTTTTGAAGCCTAAAAGGCGCCTTTTAGGCCGCTTTAAGGCGACTTCTAGTTGACATAAGGTGCCTTAAGTAAGCGGGTGATTACATAATACCGAGGGTGACGCGAGGCTTTGTGAGCGTAGCGAGCAAAACACGTGGAGACCGAGAATTTGTTGGGACGAGTGAAACGAGTTATTAACAAATCAAAAATTGAATTTTTTTAAACTAAATACGTATTTAGTTCTCTTATATTACGTTAAACGTAAACCTATTCCTAGTAATTAACCGTTAGTTTGTAAAATGACCTCATTAAGCCCTGCAAATGTTATTGTCGCCGAATTAGCCAACACCTTGATCCAAATGGATTGTGAATTTGAGAGTGTTGAACCTGTTGACGCTGAATGTGTGGCGAGAGTAGCTATTAATGCGCCACCTGTCCACTACAACACCCCAAGTGTTTTCGTGGGTAATAAGCGCATTAACGTAAGGGCTGAATTTTACAAGCTTGGACGCAATTATAGCGCCAAAATGTTTGTGAAAACGTTGGTGGAAATGACCCCTAGCGCACAAAATCTTGGAATCAGTATTTACGTTAAAAATACTGATCTAAGTGCTTATGATGTTGCTAATATCCAAGCGATATTCAACGACCGCAAGTTGCCTTCGGTTGATGCAAAAGTCCTGAGTGAACATGCTTGGGCAAAGCTAATTATTGCCGAGAAATCAACAACGGCGATGTTGGCCAAGAGTTACTACTATGGCAACAGAACAGATGATATTACAAAATTACTAGGAAATGAGAGAATGCAAACTGACAATTATAAATGGCTTGCTAATTACCGAGAAATACCCATCAATGTTGTTGATGAAAAATTAAATGAGGCCATTTTGAATGCTGTTTATATGCAAATACTTATGGGCGAACACGAAAATGGTTGCCTTAACATTTGCTTTAACGGTTATTTACCCGTATTTACCCGATATGACTTTATTGCTTATCCACATTTACGCACGTGCGAATATCGCGTTATTGTTGAAAACACCGGCAATTGCGATTCAAACCCTGCATTAATAATGCGCGGTGTTATTGCAAATATTATAACCGTTTGCTACAAAACTCAACAACACGGGGGCTTTGTGCTTGCTGGGTGTGAGGTTAAATATGCTTACAAATCATTTGAAGGTAAAACAAATCCAAAGGCTGCCATCGAATACAACTTCAAAGTGCACTATCACGGCAGCGATGAGTTGCTTTACATCATTGATTGGTGCAGTCTTAATTACACTGGTGTGCGATTCAGCAAGGTAATGAAATTGCTGATGGAATCAGAGAAGCAATAATTTGTCCATTGTGTGTTACAAATTACAGATTACAAATTACAAATATGATTATTACCATTAAATACTATTTTTTTGCATAATATATAATCCCTATTAAATGGCAAAAAGTAAGCGATCCAAGCGATCCAAGCGATCCAAGCGCCCAAGAAAGCAAACGTCACGCCGACGTCGCACTGGCTCAAATAACCGTAAGTCAAGCCGTAAGGCTAGTTCAAAATCACAAATGAGGTCCAACCGTTCAGTTAAACGCATTAAAACTTCAGAATTACCTAAAACTCGTTCAAGAGGTATATCCCCGATGTTGGAGCATAAATTAGAATTAGGTAAAAGTCAATCTGATGTTGCTTATGATAACATGACATTAACGCAACTACAAATTATGGCGCGAAATCGAGGCATACCATTTGGCGGTTTACCACGCGATCGATTAATACGCAAAATAAATATGTATAAGTAATTTGCATCGGCTTTGCTACGCTCCGCCTTGCAAATTCTCGGTCTCCACGGGACCCCACGGCCGAAGGCCTAGGGCCCGTTGCTCCGCAACGTGTTTTCTTCGGCCTTTGGCCTCGAAAGCCCCGCGTCACCCTCGACATTTTAGTATAATAACTGATATCTTTTAGCCGGCTTATGTCACCTGAAATGTCGAGGGTGACGCGAGGCTTTGTGAGCGTAGCGAGCAAAACACGTGGAGGCCGAGAATTTGTTGGGACGAGTGAAACGAGTTATCAACAAATCAAAAATTGAATTTAAATATATGTTATGTATCGAGATATTTATAGTTGATTAAGTTATTAAAATATGCAAGTGGTTAAGATTCCCGAAAAGTTTGGTATTGCCACTAACGACAGATGGTATCGTGAAGATGAAGAACTAGAGCAAGAATACGCCGATACTCCTCAAATATTTTGGAACTTCATAAGGAATATGGGATGGGATGAATTTAATTATGGCGGAAAAACAAGCAGAATAAATATTCCCCGACATAACAATCTGCAAAAAGACGTATTTTTAAAAAATTATGGTAAATTAATACGTAACTTTATCAATACTAGAAGTGAATTGGTGCCGGAAATTGGAAAATGTATAATGTTGGCAAGTCATTTCATTGCCCTGGGACATGAGCAATACAATACCGCAATGAATGATGATGAAGTGGTTAAAAATGTATTTACAGCCAACTTATATGGCGACTTTAACGGCAGCTTACCTGATGATTGGCGCTATATTCATATATTCACTAAGCCTGCTGAGGTGGTTTAATTTAAAAAATACACACTTTAGGAATTAGGCAAAATTACTTGCTTTCCATTTCTATTTCTGTTCCATCTGTTACAGTTCCTAGTTCAAGGTCATTATTTTTTTCATTATCTGTGGTGGTTGTTGTATTATTAGAATCTTCTTTTTTACCTATAAATCCTTCGAATTTGGGCGGTTTTGCCCAAAATGCCAATACGTTTGTTATCAACCCTACATATAATTCTGGCTGCCCGTATCTCAAAACAAGAAATGTTACAGCTACTCCAAGTGTAATAAGGCTTACAAAACTAGCAACAGTAAAGTAAACTATTTGGCCTGTGTTGCTCTTAATAATTCTGCACTTCATTATACAACAAATTTAATCTGATTTAAACAATAACATAAGCTATATTATAGATAAATATATTCACAAGCAACGATAGATAAGTTATACACTTATATAATCAATTTTTAATAACGTAAATGTCCACTGAATACAGCGAACCTAGCGACCTAATCGAATACTTAAATAGTCAACTTAATGTTGCTGATGACTCGAGCGAAGAGGAAATCGACATTAGCGAAATGCAAGTTGTTGTAGGCGAAGGTGAAGTCAATATTGCCGATTTGGTGAGACGTGCGGGATTTGCGACCCGAAACACAGCCACTGATCAAGAACGTGTTGAAGCGATTATTGAGGATCGTAGAGCTTGGTTAAAGGAACAAAATACGGCGGATGATGTTAGACGTGATTTATATGATAAGATTATTTCAAACCGTCGTCTTAATGCGCCCTTGGACGCCGATGTTATGCTCCTTAGAGATACCAATACCCGCCTCTATGATTATATTACTCGACTAGAGCGCATCAATGCTAGTATTTACTGCCCCAAGTGCCACAAAGTGGGAGACTATAGCGCGACTAATCAATTAGCTGAAACTGCTGCTACTGAACAAACAACCACCACACATACCGCAGCGGACGATCATGTTGTGATTTGTGATATTTAATTACAATATTATCATAATTATTGATTTTTATATTTTTTGATGCTTAATTAACATGAGTTAGCCCACGTATTAAAAATTGAATATCAAATTAAGGGTATATTATTACTTATTTATAATTGATTTATATTACGTTCAACGTAAACCTATACATCAAGATGAGTCGACGTGCGTTGATTATGCAAGCCCAATTCAAGAAGGCTATTGCTGGCCCTCACGAATACTTAAAGTTTGCCATGTCGGCAACTGATACAAACACTTGGTATATATTGATTGAAAATGTCAAAGGTAAATATGATGAATTTGTTAATGGGCAATATCTCGTAAGAATGAAAGCGCCTGAAGCTTTTCCTAATTCACCTCCTGAGTTTTACTTTATGACTCCAAATGGATTATACGATGTTGAAAAAAAAGTTTGTATTAGCATTGGAGAATTTCATAAAGACAGTTATATCGGCACATTAGGTATGCTTGGATTTGCTGAACAACTGGTTAGTGGAATGACTGATGTTGATTATTTAGGTCACGGTATTAGTATCTTACATCAAACTAGCGATGTAAGAAAACGATACGCTAATGAATCAACTGAATACAACAATATACATTACAAACAATACATGGACATGATTTATGAAACATATGCCGGTTACAGTTCTTTATGGTTGTTACCAAACACGCAACCTAATGCGCAAACACCAACCAACACACAACAAGATGCTGTTGGCGCTGTTACTTCAAGCATGGAGAATATTAACCTTGGTGCACCAAATGCTCAAACTACGGCGCCTCCACCACAACCCGCTGATCCCAGACCAAAACGTAAAGCAAAGGCAAGCAGTATGTCATGGGCTGAGTAAATAATGACACTATACACCACACACCATACAACACACAACTTATTTTTTTTCATCTGTTGTTTGTGGCGTAGGTGCTGCTTCAGTTGGCGTAGTAGATTCAACTCCGGGCGCATTAAGCGAATTATAAGGATAATAAGGTGGTGATCTTACGCCACTTTCTTTGAGTATTTTTTTCTTAATCACACGCTCATTTAATACAACACCAATATACAAATCATTATCTTGCGGAAACAAATCTTTAGGAGATGTTTTTGCTAATTGTAATATTTTATGATGGAGATTTAAGATATTATTACTTAATGTAGTTAAATTAGGTAATTGTTTATTCATTCCCGCTATTAATATCATTACCCACATATCGACAAACCGATATCGTAAAGTCGGTATTGGGCCCGCGTAGTTGATGCCTGGTGTGGTCATATCATCTCCTTTTATCTTTATAGAGCCGGGTATTAGTTCATATGAAGTGGCATTAAACACATCCATTACGGCAATATTATTTTCACCATCGTTAGCATAAAAACTATTTTTAATAAACTGGAAATCACCGGGTATCGGTATTTTAAATTCTGCAAGCGTGAGTTTTATATTAATCTTGGAATTGATTAAATCAAGCAACGATTGTGCCGATTCATGAATAACTTGTAATCTTAATCTTTGTTTATTTTTTTCATTTATTTGTTTATTATTATCGTGAAGATGGTGCTTAACAGCATAATCTCCGATAATTAAAGCATTAACTGGTAATATTTCTAATATAGTTTTTGATAACTTATTAAGTCCCTCTGGGGTAGTTAACATCGCGTCATCACCGCCACCAGATTTACCACGTTGTGATCGTTGTTGTAGTTTTTCTTCATAATTTTTAAACAACAAATCTTGTAAATACCAAGCATCTTCCCATTGTGAGTTACGATTAGGTGAATGTAAACTACGATAAATTTCTATTAATAGTAGTTCTTCAGGTAATACAGAAATAGTGGCTTTATCGGTTGAATGATAAAAACCTGGACATAAAACAAAATTAATAACATTTAATAATTCAACGCCTCGGTATTTATCTAAACGATATATTTTAATCATTGGCCGTGTGTCAACATAAATCGTAAATTCCATATGGCGCATTTCCGTCATCATGTATGTTAACGTAGAGTCGATGTGTGGTGATTTGACTTTATACAATTCATTACAAAGACGTTTACCAAAATCGAATGCGTTATCAGTGTAAATATCACATGTGATAAACTCCCTACCTAGTGGTCTACCGGTTAATAAATAAACTCCGTATTTACCACCAATTGCCGCTTTGTTTTCGCAAACAAACTTTTCAGTTACTTTCCTATATTCATCATATAAACTACGATCGTTGTCAACAACAATTTGGTTCGCGCTTTTTATAACAGAATCTAAATTACAAATAGTAGTATACATGTTTCTTACAATTACCTTTGGTTATATTAATAATCCAAAAAATAAAACTATATGGTAAATTACATAGTTTTATTAATTTAAATTAATACTCTAAGGGCTAGGAGGTTCAGCGCCAACGGTATTTGTTGAACCATCAGTTGTGATTTCCTTGATTAGTTGATCAAAGCGCTCGGGTTCGCGAGTTTTAATTCGATCATATACGAGTTCAGCAATAGCTGATAATTTTGCATTTGCGCTCTTGCGCTTGGTTACTTCGGCATGGTTTTCAAATTCTGTTTTCATTTCAGCGGAATAAACTTTATCGCGAAACTCGACATCCTTGGAAAACTTTTCCTTGAATAATGTTTTTGTGTTGACGGTTTTTGGCTTGGCTACTTTAGTGCCTTCAGCTGGCTTAGCATCACCTTCCGCAGGCTTTGCGCCATCGGCACCATCAGCAGGAGCGTCTCCCTCCTTCTTTTTACCGCTGCCTTTCTTGCCGCCGCCTCCTACAATCTTGCTAAGATTTTCTACAGCACTGTGCAAACTCGCGAGTTGAAAGATAATTTCTTGTAATCGTCCACTATCACAACGGTTATGTTCTTCAGTTTGAATCTTGTTTTCTTTTCTAACAACTGATTCCAATACCTTTACAAATTGTTCTTCATTTTGAAGAGGGCTTTGACCGTTTGAATTCATGTTGCCGATTTGAGTATATAACACAACTACTAATATTTATTATGTAATATAACAATTTGGCCAAATTCAATTTTTTAATTCGCTACGCGAATTGTCGGTCTCCACGTGTTTGCTCTGTTCGGCTTCGCCTCACCGCAAGCCCCGCGTCACCCTCCATATTACAGTCTATTATTCGTTAGTATGAGTCGGCACAAGCTAATTTAAGCTAGCAGAAGTATACTGTAATATGGAGGGTGACGCGGGGCTTTCGAGGCCAAAGGCCGAAGAAAACACGTGGAGACCGACAATTCGCGTAGCGAATTAAAAATGAATTATTTTATATGATAAATTATAACATAAACTTTAGTATTTTATTTGTATAATTTATAGTAATATATACGTCTAAATATGCAGGTTATCAAGCGAGATGGTAGAACGGAGAGTGTAAAATTGGACAAAATCACTGACAGAATTCGTCGCCTTTGTGTCAACCTTTCGCCGGTTGTAGATCCTATCAAGATCAGCGTTGAGACTATACGTAGTATCGGCGATATGATGAAAACAACCGAATTAGATAACATTAGTGCTAGTATCGCTGAATCACGTAAAATGTTGCATCCTGATTATAGCCTTTTGGCGTCAAGAATCTTTGTAAGTAATTTACATAAATCAACGCCTGCTAAATTTAGCGAATCATTGGAAATGATTCACACACGTTTGGACAGTATTAAACTTACTGTATTGGATTTTGTAAGGAAACATACAGAAGCTATCGATGCGATGATTGTGAATGATCGAGACCACAATTATGGTTATTTAGCCTTATTAAAGTTGGTCCAATCATATCTTGATCACGACAAACGTGATGCAGGCAGGATTCTGGACCGACCACAATACATGTTGATGAGGGTAAGCTTGGCGCTTTATCATGATTACCCATGTGGTGATGAAAAGAAGTTGGAATTGATTAAAATTACCTATGATGATCTCAGCAACCAACTCTATACACATGCTACACCAACTTTATATAATTCCTCAAAGCGGGAACAACAGATGTTATCATGCTTTCCACCCGACGCAACAGTGTTTACTATTGATGGCGCAAAGCGGATTGATCAAATTGTTATTGGAGATGTTGTAACAACACATACGGGTGAACAATGCGTTGTAATGCAAACACACAAAAATAAGCTTGGTGATCGTAGATGGGTAAGAGTAAAGATTGCAGCTACACCCGAGTTTGTATGCACAGAAGACCACAAGTTTTATACTTATGGTGAAAACTCCCTTGGAGTGTCTTGTCGCAGTTGGAAACGTGCGATTGACCTTAAACCCAGCGATAGTATGGCAATCGAAGTCGACAAACGAGAAAATCATAAAGTCATCCATTGGCGCAATATAATCGACATCGAAGGTGACTTATTGCCGATTAAAACGCGATTATCATATACAACTACACCGCGAATTGAAGCTCAAGTTGAAGTATTAAATAGTTTCCCAATTGATGATAACTTACTAAAACTTATCGCATGTTGGTTAGTTGCGGATAATTCCGATCCATCGCGTGTTGTATTTAAAACAAAGCTGAATGATGTTGATATGAATGAATATTTGATTAAACTATTTTCAACTCAACCAACCATAATCGACACGCCCATTAGCCGGCTGTATGTCATCTATAATGGTAGCTTACATACGATGCTGTCAAAACTATTTTCAATTAATGATAATTATGCTCTAGGCATGATATCCAATGATGATTTAGTTAAATTGTGTAATTATATTGCTTATACTCTCCATGAACCTAGTATTGAAAAACAACGTGAGCTGTTTTATTTACTACGTGCTCGTGGTCTTAGCTGCGCATTCGATGGCGTCAAGTTGACTATTCCGCATGTTGAATATAAAACTCTCGCAGGCGTAAGATTATATCCTGTCGAGAGTGTTGCGGTAGTTGATGATTATCGCATTAATGACCGCATGACGACGCCTGACACCGATGTTTATACATTAGGAGTTGAAGGCAAACATAGTTACATGGTTAACGGTGTTATTGCAAAAAATTGCTTCTTGTTGGGCGCAGATGATAGTATTGAAAGTATTATGGGCGTAATAACAAAGGCAAGCATTATTAGTAAATGGAGCGGCGGAATTGGTGTTCATTATAGTAAAATTCGAGCCCGTGGTCAAATCATCAAAGGCACTAATGGTAGATCAAGCGGAATCATTCCACAATTACGTATTTGGGATGCTTGTGCCAACACATGGGACCAAGGAGGTGACAAACGCAAGGGCAGTATTGCCGTTTATCTGGAGCCATGGCATGCCGACGTGGAGGAGTTTTTGGAACTCAAGTTGCAAAATGGAGCTGATGAATTGCGCGCACGTAATCTATTCTACGCAATTTGGATGAATGATTTATTTATGCAAAGAGTAGAAGCTGATCAAATGTGGAGTTTGTTTTCCGAGGACACAGCTCCGGGACTATCAACAACTTATGATTCACCTGAAAACAACTACGCCTTTACACGATTGTATGAACAGTATGAACGCGAAGGTAGGTGGATACGCCAAATCAAAGCCAAAGACTTACGCGACAAGATTATTACAACTCAAATGGAAACCGGTGTGCCTTATATCGGTTATAAAGATGCTGTTAATCGCAAAACAAACCAATCAAATATTGGTGTAATTACAGGTAGTAATTTATGTCATGAAATCATGGAAGTGTGCACAGCGCAATCGTTTGCGTGTTGCACCCTCGCATCAATTAATGTCAAAAAGTATCTGGAAAAACTTACATACGACAACGGTAGAGAGATCACAACCGAATGGCGATATAATTATCGCAAATTATGGGAAGCAACACGCAGAATCACGCGTAATCTTGATATCGTGATTGATATCAATAGTTATCCAGTGATTGAATGCACTGAGAATAACACAAACTATCGGCCGATTGGTATCGGTATTCAAGGTTTAGCTGATTTGTTCTGTATGATGAGAATACCATATCTAAGTAGTCTTGCCGCGGAACTTGATGTAAACATTGCGGCGGTTATATATCATGCAGCGCTAACTGAATCATGCGCAAGAGCAACTGTATTTGGTAAATACAATGGATTTGAAGGTTCACCTGCATCACATGGACGTTTGCAATATGATATGTGGGGTGTTGCCACGCCCGCGATGTCAAATGCTCCACAACACGGTTATGACGACTTTAAGCTTGATTGGGCAGGTCTTAAAGCTGACATTTGCGCGCGAGGTCTACGCAACTCATTACTTGTTGCCTACATGCCTACGGCTTCAACAAGTATCTTACTGGGTAATAATGAAAGCTTTGAACCTTACACAAGTAATATCTATAGCATTAATGGATTAACTGGCAAACAAACAACTTGCAATGCAAACATGATTTATCACCTGATAGAATTAGGTATTTGGACTGAAAATATGAGCAAAATTATCGGTAATAACCGTGGTAGTATTCAATCTATTGCGGAAATACCCAATGACGTAAAGGAGATTTATAAAACTGTTTGGGAATTATCACAAACAAGATTGTTGGAACGCAGCCAAGCTCGCGGTGCTTACATCGATCAAGGTGAATCACACAATGTATTTATTGAAGCACCTACTGCCGCAAAATATAGAACTATAATGAAGAAAGGCTATGAGTTGGGCTTAAAGACCGGTAGTTACTACATTAGAACGCGACCTGCCGCAGAAGCAATTAAAAACAATACTTTGAGCAGTGGTGTGTCGCCAGCACAGGTTCAATCTGTAGTTGATAACTCGACATTTGTAAACACAGCCGTGACTGCAATGGACAACCCCACAACCTACGTAGATGATTTTGATGGTCCGGCATGTGGACGAGGTGGTTGCAGTGGATAAGCTATAGGTGATTAGTATGTCAAAATACCTTATTTTTTGATATTACAAAACGCCCTAATTTATCATTAATATTTATCAAAGGCAAATATTCGTCTTTTTTATAGGCAATATCTGTCACTAAAATTGAATTAAAATATTGACTTGATATAAATATAATCACTAAATTACATTACTTAGAATATGCCCTTGGAATCAACCGACATTAGTGAACGCATCCTAAACTACATCAAGAACAATGCCGCTGCTGATATAAAATATGTAGAATCTGATTTTAGAATTGCAACCCTTCCCATAGGAAGAAGTAACTTATGGGAGTATTATAAAACATGTCGTAGAATGTTTTGGGTTCCAGAAGAGATTAGTATGGATCGTGATCCTGGTAGTTTTGCTACAATGAACCCCAATGAACAAAGATTCATTGAGTATATATTGGCATTCTTCGCTCAATTCGATGGATTGGTTAATCTTAATCTCGCGGAACGATTTACTCAAGAAGTGCCTATTCTTGAAGCAAGGTATTTCTATCAATTTCAAATAATGATGGAAAATATCCATGCTGAAACCTACGCTTTAATGCTTGAAACATTGGTTAAAGATGTGAATAAACGTAATGAATTATTAAATGCCATTAAAACTAAACCAATCATCGCAAAAATGGCAGCATGGGCCTATAAATGGTTCAGCGGCGACTCTGAATTCGGCGTGAGGTTGATTGGCATGGGCGCTGTAGAACTAATTATGTTTGTTGCTATGTTTGCTGTTATTTATTGGGTGCAGAAGCAAGGTAAATTACCTGGCCTCGGCCATGCCAATGAATTAATTGCCCGTGATGAAACACAACATGGTCTTTTTGCAGTTGCAATCTATGAAATATTGGAAGATAAACCACCAGCTGGTATTATCCATGATATTATTCGAGAATGCGTTGATTTAAGTAAAGAATTCATCGCCGAAGCACTGCCTTATCGCCTACCTGAAATGAACATTGAACTAATGGGTGAATATATAGAATGTATTGCCGATTGTTACCTGTCATTATTAAATATCCCAAAGTTGTATAATAGTAAAAATCCATTTGGATTTATGGAAAATATTAATTTATTAAATAAATCACTGTTCTTTGAACGTAGAGTTAGTGAATATCAAAAATTAGGAACCGGTCGAGCCGCCGGTAACGACGACAATGACGATGAATATGAGGATGTGTAAAGCATCGCACGGCCTCTGGCCTAGCTCTGCTTTAGTCGGGCTCCACGTGTTTTACTTCGGCTTCGCCTCGTAAAGCCCCGCGGCACCCTCTGTATTTTTTGAAGATTTTAAGAAGACTTTAGGCGACTTATGTTAACGGAATGATAGCAAAAAATACAGAGGGTGACGCGGGGCTTTACGAGGCGAAGCCGAAGTAAAACACGTGGAGCCCGACATTTGCAAGGCGTAGCGTAGCAAAGCCGATGCAAATAAATTGAATATTTTTTGTTATAATATATTATTATACTATATTATCAGTATGATGAGTTTGGTTAAGGAGTATAAGGATACTAATGGGTGGACTCATGAGTATTATGAATCCAATGGCAAAAAAGAATACATTTGCCACAAAGATGGCATTAGCGTCGCATATTTGGGGCAGTTCACGGTAATTAAATGCGCTCCTAGATCAATAGTTGACAAATTACAATGGTTAATTGAAGAAATCGGTGAGTCAGAAAATAATAATGCTGATATTAGATGCGGTTGTGATGTTTACTTGGGCGAATATATTCGTGTTGATATCTCAATGGATGATTGTTGTTACAATGTATTTGACAAACATAATATGGTATTATTTAGCGATAAACTAGCACACTCAACTATTAAAAAATTAAAAGCTTTGTTGCCCTAATCAAGCTGATGGGCGCGGTCAAATATTATCTTTTTTATAAAATATTACAATAATAACTTGTAGCACGACAGCTACGATCTAATTCGGGAATTAACGAATCAAGGCCATATTCAGTCAACAAATCGCGTAATCGTATTGAATCCATTTGTGGCAATGAAGACGTCCCCATAGGTTCGCCCTTGCAGTATCTTACAACGCAACCAATTAAGTCAATACCATTGCTAAACTCTTCGTCACCAATATACCAAATTCCGCTTGCATTCAATACCTTTAATTGCGGCCAAAGTGTAAATAACTTATCCGGATCATAGTATGCGCAGTATATAGGATTTACACCCGCAATGCGCGTTAGCTCTTCCTCAGTGATGACATGTATAGCCTTACCAGGTTGCGCAATATACAACTGATTATTGGAATTTGTGCTACATGTATCATTATTTACTTCAAATTTATAACGTGAATTATTAATATGCGCTAGATAATATGATCTTAAAATATCATTTAATGATTCTCCATTATCAACAGGTGAGGTATTATTCATTTTGGTATTTATTGTAGTGGGATATTATAAAGTTATCTGTATCTATATAATATCCTGAAAAATCAACTATTAGATGCTTTTATATTATTAAAAAAATAATTCACAATATATATTTGACCCTTTGGTGGTCTCATTTACCTTGGTTATGGTATTTGATATTTGAATGTAATTTTAATATAATTATTTTTTGGCTGGCGCGACCATGGGAATGCAAATATCACCATTTGAGCGGCGAATATAAATTCTAAACATAACTCGACCATCAAAGCCACTATCCAACATTAAGTTGAATTGGTTGACAGGATCTGGCTTTAATGTTACCTTTTCGCCGATGATAGTTTCTAGTCTTGTAAACATATTCTTATTATTTGAATACAAATGCGCCCAAAAAGCTGCTATCATTGCAAACATCATTTCAATCTTTTCGACTGCATCTTGTTGGTAACTAGCATCCGGCAAAAACATCTCCTGAACATACGGTTTGTCGCCATATTCAAATACGAAACAGAAAGTGTCAGCGGATTCATCAGTTTCTAATTCGAGATGAGCAGAATAATTATATGGTGATATTTGTGATGACTTACTGGCGATATTTTCAAGTTCCTTTTTGTGTTCAGTAAAGTTTTCTTTACCCGCGAGCCAAAGAATATACTCAGTTAATAGCTTACAAGTATGCTTCGCTGTCATCTTTTTTGCGTTATTAATAAATTCCATTTCTTGCTCCGTTAGATCGCGATTAAGACCACTTTGAGCCGGTGTTTCTACATTAGATTCCTCAGACATTATGTTTTACGTAAAGTGTTTTCACGGGCTCCAATTTGTAACTTTATACTTCATATCAAACAAACGTTTAACTATAAATATACCCGAGTAATAAGCGAATCCAAGGTCGACACAAAGTTCACTGTGTTTCCTAATAGGAAAGTCTAAAGCTACTAAATCCACGATATCGGTTTCACTACCGTCGGGATTTTTTCTAAAAACAAACTTACAATTGTGAGTGTAGTTAACGCAAGGTAATTTACGTAAATTAAACATATCATGGGTTTCGGCATAAGTTAAAGTTCTTACAATAACATTATCACGTATGTAAGCGCAAATAGGATCAGTAATTACCATTGTATTTAAATATAATCCCTTCACAGTCGATAAATCAGTATCATCCTTAAGTCTAATTCCTACGTCAGCTTTGATAACGCTATGTGGTTTAATATTTATATTTGTAAATATACCAGCATCGCTATCAATCGTGCTGTTAATCGCCGGCTTTAATGGTTGCTCGGGTAAACCACTAAAATCTTCAATTAAAATATCGGTCATTGGTAAGTAAGAGTATTAAGATTTGTATAGTATTAAAAAATAAAACTTTAAGATGTGAATGTTGACAACATGATTCTAATCTACTTCTTCCATAATACTTTTTTCATGTTCGGATTGTGTGTTATTTGAATACTGGCCATATAATCGGTGCTTAATCGCTATCATTATAGTTGGATAAATATTTGCTTCAATCGCCTTTAATACGTTCTTGAAATTATATAAATCCGCAATACCATATAAATCAATCAACTCTGCTGTATTTTCACAATATAAACGGCGAGTATAAATAAAATCCATTAATTTGCTGAATAATCTAGGATCGGCTTCGATACGAAAAGGTGAATTTAAGTTATCGACTTGGCCCCATTTGCCATTGTAATAATTATAGAATACATCACTCTCATTGGCGAGTATTATTCTATGAGCAAATATTTTATATCCTGATATTTCCAACGCGCAATCGGCAAATAAGTTTGATCCGTAGAACAATGCGTAATTATTAATGTATATATCTGATGTAGCCTTATTTAGGTCGATATGTAGTGGTATATCTTTAAACTCCGAATGTGTCAAATTATACGCAAATGTTGGTGATAATAACATCAATATCTTTGTCATTCCTCTATGATTAAGGTCATTCCCATTAAAACTATATATATTTTCACCTATTAGAGCGATCTCAAACTTAACCTTATCTTCGGCTCTACGGTAACAATTCGCACAATAAATAGACAAATTATTTTCCACATAACTAACTATCTCTTCACTCACTGGTTCCTTGTTAAATTCCAGAATCACGGGAATATTATCATTGTAGTTAATTTCCAGGTTAGTTTCTGCTATCTCTGTAATTATATTGATTATGTTATTGGCGGCGTTATTAGCATTGTCGTTATCAATATCGACGTTGGTATCATCGTATAAATTATCAACGTTGATCAAATCGCCGTTATCATTATTATTAACAGTAACTAATCGTGCTCTAGATCGTATCGTTAATTCGCGAACATACTCCCTAAAATTAGTTAAAATTGCGCGTTCTTCGTCGGTGTCTATGGGGCCTGTAATAATATTTCTTATTTGATCCAAGTCAACACCAAAATCCTCGGGAATAGGCATATAATCATCTTCAATGATAATGTTTTCATCAGCGTTGTTATTAACTGCTTGATCGACATTATCATTAACTGCTTGATCAATATTATCCAATATTAGGTCGGCTTCGGGCGGTGAGTCAACAGGATTAATCTGCTGCAATAGTTCCTGTAGTATATCCCCACTATTTTCCTTCTTTTTTTCAAATATCCGTTCAATAAAGAATTTTGCAAGTAGTATCTCATCTTGATCCATTAGAAAATCACGTTTAATCGTGATTACGTGCTCTTGTTGATAAATCCCAACATGCTCACTTAATACTTTTTGTATATCATTAGCTGGAATATCGGTTGTTGGTATAAGTTTATATAAATAACCGTATTCTGATTGTATATTATCGATGAATCTATTATTAACTAATGTTTGAATACGATCACAGTAAGCAATGGCGTTACTACGGTTCATTATTTACACACTATGAGCTTTGGGTATGTTAAAGAAACGAAAGATACTTAGTTATATACTAAATTCAAATTTATATAACAAGATAAACAATACAAGTATCATCTATGTCAACATCTGTTGTGGTAGAATCACCATATACATTTACTGTATACTACGATAGCGATGATCCAGCGCAATCTGCGATTGCTGGGTGCTGTATGGCTTCCCGAGAGGATATTTGCTGCATTCCATTGGAGCATTCTGTTGATAATACAGCAGTTAATGCTCAGGCATTAGATGTTTCCTTTCCATCGCCTATTTTAATTATGCTAACGACTTTGCTTTCTGTAGATGAAATGAAAACACTCGTAGGTCGAGGATTTCATGAAACTCGTGTATTTGTGCCTGTGAGTGGCCAAGATGACGTGGATAACTTCAAATACAAGGATTTAATTAATAACTCGTTTTTCGCTATTAGCTATGATGACTTCTTTGATTATTTCCCTATACAAGGAATGAGTTCAATTAAGATTGTTTGGAACTTGTTGTTGTGGTCGGGTAAGATGAATCCTGATAAAGATAATAGAATTAATACACATTATAATAAGGACATTGGCGCTGATCTTAAATTAGGAATGTTGATTAAATATAAATCATACTTTAAAGCGGCGTTTGAGACCGTTAAAAGCACCCTTGGAGTGGATAAAGTGGAAGAATTAATTAACTATGGTAGAGCAATCAAAGATTATGAAGACATTAACTTGGTTATGTCATTAAAATCACCAATTACATTCGATGTAATGTTTGGAGCCACTGAATGTAAGATTAAAGCAATATATTGTATTGGTTTTAAGGCCACGTTGGGCGCTTTAGAACGCGTTAAACCGAAACTTAATGCCGGTGAGTTGATTATGTTGTATCAATACTCTGATATCAACACAGGCGGAAAAACACTTAATGAGAAAACACCTGGTTACTCATTTGCTTTCTATACAACTGATTCAAAGCTTGATACTAGTCAACTTGTTGCCCTTTTGACAAATGATGAGATCAAGCTAGAATCGGGATGGTTACCGCATGCTAAATTCCACAAGCGATTCCCTGCAATTTAATATTGCGGTATATCTACGATGGTTAACATCTACGATACTGAAAATTTAATTTATTTTTTAATATGTATTATTATTGTAGAGTCATTTATTAATCTTAATGTCATTTTTACCAATCGAAATATGGAATGAAGTTGTTGGGTCATGTGATGGATATTATCATCAATGTTTATTAGCTGGGTGTTTACGTGAGACTAATAAGTGGTTATCCAAACTAAAATTTCCAATCAAACCAATTGACCCTAATGCATCGCGTAACAGTGAACATAAAGATGATAAAAAAATACCATTGTTTAGTGTTGCTATTGGTTGCTGGTATGAATCGTTGGTGCATTGGTTATACGCCATTGGTGCTAGGCCAACACAACACACAACTTTAGTGGCCACTCTACATCCAACTACTATGCCATTACAATATTTAATATCAATCGGTGTTAAATTTATCAACGAAGATTTATTTGTTCCAGTTATGTTTGACCGTGTTGAATCCATTGAGGTAATGCATAAAACTGGTGTAGAGTTGACAAAAACGTTACTTATCGCGGCGGCATACAGTGGCTCAAATAACTCATTTATTTACTTACATAAACATGGTGCTGGTGAATTGGATCCATTTATACTGCACGAAATTGGCGCAAAAGGCAACCTTGAATTAACCAATTATGCGATATCCAATGACGCATGGCAGTCTGATATAGGCGATAGTGCGGCAAGAAAGGATCATCTTGAATGTTTACAAATATGTCTAGAAAGGGGAATGGGTAAATCCGTAAATACAGCTATAGCCGCAGCAGAAGGAGGCGCTATGCGATGCCTAAAATACGCCTGGGAAAACAACATCGAGTTTAATAACAAGGTGATAAAAGCCGCTATACGTGGTCGAGGCAGCATTGAATGCGTTAAATATCTGATATCAACTTGCGGCCTTGAATTACCAACAAATGCTCTAGAAATAGCACAGTTGTCGGGTAATGAAGAACTAGCAGAGTGGATTGAGAGTTATATAGCAAACCCTATGATAATCAATGATTAAGTTTGTGATTGATGGCTATACCATACATCCTAATTTTTTGCATTAAAATTGAATGTTTTATGAGGATTGATATTAATTTAGGTATTTAGTTATTGCAGTCAAACAATCACACATGTCAGCAATCACGGAAACCAAGCCAACCATCGAATTGCCCGCTTTGGCCGAGGGGTTCCAGCGATATAATAAAACACCCGGTTTTACATGTGTATTGGATAGATATGATCATGGGGTCATTAATGATTCCAAGATTGTGTTATATAATGCAGGTAAACAAAATCCTAGATATGTAGTTTGTGACAGAAAGGAGTTTATAAATTGGTATTGTGAAAAAATAAAAACAGATCCTAAATACACACCTTATTTTCATGAGGTAATACCCGATACTAATCGTAAATTTATCATTGATATAGATGCAAAATTAATGCCGGATGAGGAAACAATAAAACGTATTTATGATGAAACTATAGATTGTATCATCACGGCATTTTATTTACTATATGAGATAGTATTACATCCGCATGAGATAATGGTGTTTAGTTCGCATGGTGTTAACAAGGTATCATTTCATTTTATAGTCAAAGGATATTGTGGGAATAATCTAACAACCTTTGAATTCCAAAGAAACGTGAGATCAATGGCCACGGATCAACTCGCGAGTTACATTGACAATAGTATATATAAACGTGTGCAAAATATACGTTTATGTGGTAGTTTTAAGTCGTTTGAAGATGCCGAAATGCGCCGAAAGCGTTCATGGAACGATGCATCACTAGCACTAATAACACCCTTTGAAGTAACAGAATCATTAATTGCATATAACCCTGGGTGTAAGGTAATTGAAGATCCAAATGCTGTTAAACGCGCACATAATAATGATGATGCTGTAACCGTAATTCCTGATTCCAATTGTGAAATTACCAATATTATTTTGAAATCTGTGGCTCATTGGAATGAAATGGCTAATCATAAATTACGACATAGAAAGAATAATCGATTGGTTTTTAATCGTAAACCTGGGCATGCAAGTGCTTGCTTTATATGTAAAGAAACGCGTGATGGTGTTTTGCAACCAAGAATACATGAGCATGATAATACACTCGCGTTGGTGGTAACAATCATAGGAAAAGGTGAAAGTGACTTTAATGCTGTGATACATGCAAAATGTATCAAAGATATTAACTGTTCATCAGTTCATGTAGCGGAATGCAGCATTCCTGCTGAATTTATTAACCCTGATCTTTGCGTTAATTATCGTGATGTTATGTTGCGTAAAACGATAGTGGAGATGAAATTACATGGTTGGAGAAAGATGCTACCACGCGAACCTTGGTTGGATGTTCCTAGAGACCATTTGCACGAATATGAACAACCAAGCATGCGCAAATATGAACTCACGCCGACGTTGTGTGTTGTTGCGCCAATGAAAACCGGCAAAACGGTAACATTAAATGAATACATAACGGCAAATTATGATGATAATGCAAAGATTGTAATTTGTAGTTTTAGACAAACATTTGCCAATGAAATCAAAGCTAAATTCCCTGATTTTGCATTGTATTCACAAGTGCGCGGTGAAATCAATGAAAATCGCTTAATTATCCAAGTGGAATCATTACATCGTATAATGATGACCCCGGGTATGCAACCTCCTGATTTGCTAGTATTGGACGAATGTGAAAGTATATTTGAACAATTTGATTCCGGATTACTGCGACAATTTAACGAATCATTTGCAATTTTTAGTTGGATGTTAAAGTTTTCACGCCGAGTGGTTCTAATGGATGCTAATCTAGGCCAACGCACTCACAACATTTTGCTAAAGATGCGTCCTGATTATCCGCCGTTTTACCACGTAAATGGTAAATTAGGCATGAAAGGTGATAAATATTATTTCACTGGGGATAAGGTTACTTGGTATCATGCTTTGTATGCGAGTGTGTTGCGTGGTGAGCGTAGCGCTATTGCTGTGAATTCACTACAAGAAGCAAAGATATTACATTATGATCTATCTAATGAGTATCCTACTGTGAAATTCAAGATATATTCAAGTGAGACTTCGCATGCTGAGCGTAAACAACATTTTGCGCAAGTAAACGAGTATTGGAGCCAGTATGATGTAGTTATCTACACCCCGACTGTATCCGCTGGTATTAGCTACGAACGGGAACACTTCAACAATGTGTTTGGATTCTTTAGTGATCAAAGCTGTAACGTAGAAACTTGTATACAAATGATTGGTAGAGTGCGTAATGTATCTGATAATAACTTTATTGTTTATCTTGCAGGTGTAAGACAATCCCTACCAACTACAGCAGCAGAAATTAATGCAATGATTATGCGTAATCGACGCGAATTATATAGTCAAATGGGTGATGTCCCATTAAAGCTCGAATACAACGCTGATGCCACGATTAAATTCTATACAACAGAATATTATGACATTTGGCTAGAGAATGTAATTATGCGTAATTATTCAAAAAATAACTTTGTAGCGCGATTTGCGGCTATTGTAATGCGTAATGGTGCCGCCGTGGAATACATTGACGAGAAGATCAAGAATGATCTAACTAGGGGAATGGAAAAGCCCGCGCTGGATATAGTAAATCGATGCGATGAGCTCAAAACAAAGCTTATAGCAGAGCACGCGCAAAATGTATCAACCGCGGCAGAAATCGATGATGAAACAGCTACCAGTTTGCGAGAAAAAGTAAGATCCCAAATAGATATTACAAAAGACGAAAATAATGCTCTTTGTAAATACAATCTACGTAAACATTACAACTGGCATGATAATCTAACATCAGACTTTGTGATGACTTATGACACCAAACACGCGAGAGAAGTTTACGTAAATTTACGTAGAATTGCGCGTAGTGCAGAAGAATATAATCGCATGAACCCTCCTTTGCGACAACTCAAGGCCGCATTGCAGTTAATTCAACAGGAGGAAAAAGTAAGATATAATGAAGTCATGAACAATGACTCAAGGTATCAAAACACAGACATATCAAGGAAGTATATGTTTAATACTCATTGGTTGGCCTGTAATCTATTATGGATATTTAAAATAGAAGAACTTTGGGACGAAAGTATGGTTAGTTGTGATGTTATCTATAGCCGATTAAGGGAAGCAGAAATCGACATAGTGAGTTTAATAAATGGCCGTAAAGGCGAATTTACATACAAAGAATTAAAAATCGAAGACATTAAAACTAAATATAACGATCGTGAAGCATATATTAAGTATATGTTGAAACCCATTAATACAATCTTACTTAAAACATACGATTGTAAAATTGCGCTTAGATCTAAAATAGGAATGTGTGAAGTGGCTTGGACGCAACTATTTGCCCGCGATATTACCAAATGTGAAGGTAGAATGCCATGGATTTAATTTGCGGCGGCTTTGCTACGCTCCGCCTTGCAAATACTCGGTCTCCACGCGTTTTCTTCGTCCTTCGGACTCGAAAGCCTCGCGTCAACCTCGGTATTTTTTGGTGGTTTATTGGTGACTTATGTTAACAAGAATTATATTTAAATACCGAGGTTGACGCGAGGCTTTCGAGTCCGAAGGACGAAGAAAACGCGTGGAGACCGAGTATTTGCAAGGCGGAGCGTAGCAAAGCCGCCGCAAATTAAAAATTGAATATATTATTTTTTATATCGGTAAATTGTCAGTGAATAAATAACTGAAATCATGAATGCAAAACGGAATTCTTTAGTTATATTATACGAGATTCCAGCTGGTATCAATGTGCTTAATCAGCAACCTGGTGATGTTAGAAATATTACCACTCATGTCGATTACTTAAATGGAGTTAAAACAATCCATATAACGCCCAAGCTTGTGAAAGCGACACCAGGTGTCAATATCGAACATAATTATGGTATGTTGAATATTGTTGACGGTAGAGTCATCTTTCCAAATTGTAATTTCGATGACCCAATACTCCGATACAATGGTGATCTTAGATTCAACTACAGTTACTACAAGGCCGTTAACGGTGTGCTTGAGCCGTTGAGAATCGCTAACATGATTCCACCAATCAACATCGCCGATCTAACATTGATGTATGATTCCAGCAAAAAATTACTCAACGTTGACAACATCAAGGATCTTGTTGCAACAACCATTAAAATGCCGAGTATTTTGGCATCAGTTTACATGTTGTCGAAGGCTGGATACATTGATCACAGCTACTCACAATGCATCATCAACTATCTAAAGATAATGGAAATATGCAATGAAATCGGTTGCAGTTATGAAATACCTTTGGAAACATCCATGGCGATAATCGACACGGAAAGAAAGTTGTTTTACTCCATAGACGCAACCAAGTGGGAAGCGACAAGCGTTAACGCGTTGGTAATTCCTTGGATATCTCGAGAATTTTACATTATTAGCCGCGGTGCAGGTGTCCAAAGAGCCACTCCAGTCGACAAAAACGGCGTAAAATGGTGTGTTGTGGAAACATCAGTCGGAGAACGACAAGAAATACTATGGCAAGCTTTGGTTATCTATATCCAAGAGCTTTATACCAAGCTTTAAAAAAATAAATTTAGTTTAATTTAGTTTAATTTAATTAATATAGTTACGTTTAGGAGGTTATTTTTTTGCCGCTTTTGGTTTCACGGGCTTTTCAGACTTGATAACTTCAACCTCATTATCAATCGCATCCAATGTTTCCTCTTTAACGCCTAACATCGCCATGTGGAATTTCAAAGTTGTGGCTGATATAGTTGAACCACCAGTGCCTTTTACCCATAATTCAACACTAATCACATTACATAACGCCTTAATAAAGTTTGTAAATGTGCTGCGTAAAGTTAATCTAATTTCAGCACTCGCGTCCTTGCAAGACTTTTCAACAGGTGCTTCAATCAATGCTTCAATGTAGGTTTTTGGGTCAATTAACTTGGTTAACGCGCCTTCTTTAAGATCCGCCAAGGGGTGATTGCGCATTTTAACAATAACACTAGTGACGCCATTGTCATTTTCTTCACTTACCATTTCGAGATAATCGAATGGTGTCATGCCTGATTCATAATTCACGGCTTCAATTTCCTTAATGTAAAGTCTGATCATAGCAACAATAACTTTGATGGCATCAGCATTAAACTTAAATACATCTTTACGCTTTAATTGACTACGTTCATCTTGAATGAAGTTGGCAAGGTGTTGCCATTCGTCCTTGTTAAACACAGGCTTTTTGTCCGATTGACTGGCTCTATCCTCCAATGCTGCATACAAAGTCTTGGTAATGTTGTATAAAACAATCTTGGATTCGATAGTGGACATGTTTAATAGTATATATTAAATATAACAAGTATGATTAACCTGATTTGTTGTATAATAACATAGATTTTGCCAAATTCAATTTTTAATTTGCGGCGGCTTTGCTACGCTCCGCCTTGCAAATACTCGGTCTCCACGTGTTCTCCTTGGCTTCGCCTCGTCGAGCCTCGCGTCAACCTCGATATTTCAGGTGACATAAGGTATCTTAAGTAAACGGATAGTAATCTTAATATCGAGGTTGACGCGAGGCTTTCAGGCCACCCACCCTTCGGGTGGTGTCCATAGCGAAGCTATAGTCCGAAGGACGAAGAAAACACGTGGAGACCGAGTATTTGCAAGACCAAGCGAAGCGCGGGCGCAGCAAATTACTTCAATATATCACTAATATCGTTTGCTTTATACATAACGGCAAGTATGACATCTTCGTTATAAATTGTTAGTAT